AATCCACTGCTGTAGACCACGACTGCTATCAGAACTAGCAGAAAGAGAAACTAGGGCCGTCGTCGCACTTGGTAACTCTGCGGCCCGATCGCTCATGGGAACTAAGGATGGTATCACAAGACTTCGTGTTGGGCCTCCAAGGACCGTACCGGAGCTTGGTCTGGAGGTCATACCGACCTTTCACCCAGCCGCCTGCCTCAGGCCGAAGGGGGACGGGTTCTTCCCCTCGATAGTAAACGACTTCGGAAAGCTGGTGAGGCCCAACAATGCCTGGACGGAACCTCAGGTTGTTGTTGTCGACGATCGCTACAGAGCTCTTCTGGCACTCTCCGAGCTACCGTCAAGTCCTGTCACTGTTGACATTGAAAGTGACATTGACAAGGACGTCAGCTACGGACATGCATCCCGTCATCACCTTCTCTGCGTGGGTATCGGATACGCACCAGGAAAGGTTTGTGTGTTCGGAGAGCATGCCGTTGGGGACGCTACTGTACTCGCAGAACTTGGTAGGTATCTGCGAGCACACAATCGTATCATTGCTCAGAACGGCAAGTTCGATCTTGAAGGCCTATTCCACCGTGTCGGAGCAATACGGCTTTGGTTCGATACAATGCTCGCTTCCTACTGTCTCGACGAGCGACGAGGAATCCACGGCCTCAAGTATAACGCCGTCGAGCTTCTGGGAACCCCCCGTTACGACGACGAGATCAAGAGGTACCTGAGTCCAGGCAAAGGCTACGGCTCCATTCCTCGAGACGTTCTTTACCGATACAACGCATACGACTGTGCAGCAACTTATGCGCTGTATGAACTGTTCACACAACTGATGGCGAAGCAGCCTGAGCTTCGAGCCTTGCACGACTTCCTAGTTCGTGCATCGAACGAGATCATGTACATCGAGCTGAATGGCATCGGCGTCGACCTCAAGTACAACGACGAGCTTGCCGACTTCTATATGCGACGCCTCGAGGTGCTACGACGCGATATGCAGATCACGTCTCGCCGACGAGACTTCAACCCTAACTCGCCGATGCAGATAGTCGAAGTACTAACGCATCGATTCGGTATCAAGGTGCCGAGGAAGAGGAATCAGCAAGGAGAATGGCGACCCTGCACGGACAAAGAGGTCATAGTCTCGCTCATCGAGCAGTGCAAGGAGCCGTGGGGAGAGTACTACGACTTCCTGACGGCACTAGCAGAACATAGACTGGATGCGAAGTCATATGGCACGTACGTCAAAGGTATACGTTCACGCGTCTATAAAGGCCGTGTCTTTCCTACCTTTCTACTACATGGAACCACAACTGGTCGTCCTTCTTGTCGTAACCCTAACCTTCAGAACATCACCCGAGGCTGGCGCCTACGGAAGCAGTTCGTGCCTGTACATCGTGACAATGTCTTCGTCAACGCGGACTATAAGCAGATTGAGGCTCGAGTCCTGACTTGGCTCGCCAAGGAGGACTACCTGCGTGACATTTTCAACGATCCGACGAGAGACCTGTTCGACGAGCTAACGCCCGTCCTCTACGGCGACACCTCACACCTCGACAAGTACCAGATGAAGGAACTACGCATCCGTGTCAAGGCATACTTCTACGGCCTAGGCTACGGACGCGAAGCCAAGTCTATCGCCGACGAGCACGGCATGTCTCTAGCCGAGGCACAACGCGCTATGCGCGCCTTCTTCTCGGTCATACCTAACATCGTCGAGTTCCGCGAGCAGACACGTAGAGCCGTACTCCACGGCGAAGACCTCGTGACGCCGTTCGGTAGGCATCGTAGGTTCTGGCTCATTACCAAAGAGAACAAGCACGAGATACTGAACGAGGCCTTGGCGTTCTTGCCGCAGTCGATCGCTTCGGACACATGTATGCAGGCTTTCACCTGGGCAAGACCAGCGCTCAAGGGCATAGCATACGTTCGTAACATTGTTCACGACAACATCATGGCCGAGTGCCATCGTGACCGAGTAGACGAGGTCTCAGACATACTCAGGTACTACATGATCAAGTCCGGACAACAAGTCGTGGGAGACTACGTGAACATTGACGTCGACATCACAACAGGAACAGATTGGGGTCAACTGTGAGGTGGATAAAGGAGATAATCAGGGCGCACTACTACTTCGATCCTCTGGCTGCCGTTCTATGGGATATAGCAATACTGCTGTTCATACTCTTCATAGTGCTAGCAGTCGTGAAGGGACGTCTGTAATGCATAAGGGATTCCGCCCAAAGGGTGACAAGACATGCTCCAGCTGCGACAATGAGATCAACGGTGCATCAGAGACACTCTGCAAGTCCTGTCTGGAAAGAGCAGCAGAGCTAATCGCCACGACTCCATTCCGCATGGACGTCGTAGTCGTAGCCCATCCCGACAGCTCCTGGGGCGTCGGCAACATGAGGGGGCATCATTCCTAGAGGACAAGCGGCGCCTGTCGGCGCTACATTTACCAACCAAAACGGTTACCACCATACCAAGGTCGACGATGAACGTGGCTTCGTAGCCACCCACGTTCTCGTTATGGAGGAGAAGCTAGGACGTCGACTCGAGAAGGGCGAGTTCGTCAAGTTCATAGACAACGACCGAGGTAACCTAAGCCCCGACAACTTGGAGCTCCGGACCCGGGGAGACCGCAAATCTCCACAGGCCCGACTTGCCATACTGGAAGCGCGTATAGAAGAGCTTCAGGCTGAGGCGGACGCGCTTAGGAAGCTGATCGCAAATGCCAAATGATGCACCGCAAGCGGACGAGTGGTATAAGGATCGTAACATCTACATCCATATAGATGTAGTCGACGCAGGCGGGAGGTGGGCGACCATCCACTGCTACGTTATGCGTCCAGGCAACCACTACTTTGACAGGACTTACATGCAGTCCTGGACCAAGTCGGAGCAGTCGGTAGCTGGCATGTCGAGCTGGGAACTGCTACCAGAGCCTCCAGACAACGTTCTGGAAGCACTCAACTGGCCATGCGATTACCGAGGGTACTATGCAGGGCCTATGCGAGGCGCAGATGGCTAATGGCCTGTGCGCTCGCTGCGGCACTGCTCCCGTATATGTAACGCAGGGCGGCTACGCTAGCGGCTACTGCTGGGACTGTAGAAAGTGGCACCAGCAGACTCTGCAGCAGATCAAGAGGGAGTATCCTTATGAGCAGACGCTAGCGATGCAGGGTGGCGTATGTGCTATCTGCCGAGAGGAACCAGCAGTTGATGGACGTGCTTTCCACTACGACCATGATCACATAACGGGAGAGTTTCGAGGCCTACTATGTCACAACTGCAATCTCGGTCTAGGATCCTTCCGTGACTCCAAGCAGCTGCTGGACCTGGCAGCAGTCTACCTAGAGGATCCGCAACGTGCACTGCACTACATGAGAGGGGTAGTATACCCGCTCGGGTATTGGTATGGCAGGATCCCTTCTAGCTGGAGAAGGAGAAAGAGGAAAGACTACACCTACCAACGCAACTACATGTACAAGCACAGGTACGGTCGTTCTAGGTTAGACAAAACGGAGGTTCCTTGTGAACGTCTATCATTTTGAATTTTTGAAGTCAATTAAAGACTGCGCTTAGACCGTGTTCTCTTAAAGTCTAAGGTGGGTTTTCCAGCACTCTCGCAAGCTAATTAAGCTGAGAAAATTCCTAGTTTAGACGCAAAGAGACTTAAGCTCAGACCGCAAGGAGACAAAGATGAAAGTGGTGGCATTCGATCCAGGAGGCACCACTGGTTGGGCCATCTTCGAACTAGACACGGAAGCTGTAATCATCGACACGTCGAACGTGCTCTTCTTCCGAGACCACGTCAAACAAGGTCAACTCGGCGGTAACGAAGAGCATCACAAGCTCCTGTGGATGTTCCTGGCACGGGAGCGCCCGGACGTCATCGTCGGTGAGCGGTTCGACAACCGGGGCAACGAGTTCGCCAAGCTCATGTCCAGGGAGTACATCGGCATCCTCAAACTGTACGTAGCGATGAATCCAGAAGTCGTACTGATGTGGCAAGGAGCCGACCAAGCCTTCGGCTGGGCTACGGACGCGAAGCTGCGTAGGCTCGCTATCCTATGCGTTCCTCTCAAGCAGTGGAAGGATGCCAACGCTGCTCTACGTCACCTAGTCTACCACCTCGTCTTCAAGGCGGATCGAGTTCTTCAAGCCGTTCGAGAGAACATCCTCATCACACTGAAGGAGCTCGAAGCGGAATGATCAAGACGTATCAGGCTGATCGCCCGTGCAAGGCATGCGGCTATTGGCCAAACCTCAGGAGAGCGAAGTTCGAGGGGTCAATAGTCACGTACGACACAGACAACCCAGGCTTCATCAGTATCAAGCACGTACAGTGCGGGCATGTATGGTACTTGGGGGAAAACCCTAGCCGGGCCTCGAGGGACGACGCTGGCGGCGGACTCAGCGACGGAGACCCGGCTAGGAGCTAACCTCCTCGAGGGAGGCATTAGTTCTCGACTGTGACATCACCAACTGTCACGTTGACTGTAGAGCCGGAGGCATCGGTATAGCTGATGCTACCAAGGTTCCTGATGTCGTCTGCGACCTTCGCGGCCTTCTCCAGGTCATCGAAAGGCCCTAGCTCCACGTTGACAGCAGCCATTACTTCTTCGGCCCGCTTCCCTCTTGCGCCGCGTGCCAGCCGACGTGAGCATCCATATTGACTCCCTCCTCGACCGCTGCGGAGCAGTACGAGCATGGCGCCAACACGACGCTTACGCCCTGGTTCTCGTTGTCCGTGTATCCGAGAACAGGTACGTTCTGACCCTGCCTCGGAGCCTCCGGCGCGGATGATTCGAATCCCTTTGCCATTGCTCTTCCCTTTCTCCTAGCCCTTTGCTTCTCCGCCGCGATTGGTGAAGGTGAACCCGCCGCCTGTAGCGGGCTGGTGATACGTGCATACGTTACCAGCCCCGTTGATGTACGTGATGACGATCATGTCGTCCTTCGGCACGTAGCTGATGTCGGCGCCGCCCTTCGCACCTGACTGACTCATGTCAACGGCCCTCCAAGGCTGGTCTGGAGGCTTGACGTTGACCTTGCCATCTGTCCAGATACACGCGTGCCAGAGACGCCCTGCGCCATCAGCTGTACTAGCTGCCATGAACTCTCCTCCTGTAGCAGAGCTTCCGCCCTTAGCCCAATCTAGAACGACGTCCCACGGCCAACCTGCGCCAGGATCGCCGTGACCGCAGCCCTGCGGACCGAGGTCGGAATGGCTGCATATGCCCCAGCTTCCGCCCTGCGCTTCGCTGGCGCTCAGCCTCTTTATCGGAATACCGAGCTTTCTTGATTCCTCGGCTATCCAGTCGGCTACGTTGTGGAGCTGATTGGAACGGTTGGTCAGCCAGTAGTCTCGAGACCACGAAGCGTAGCCGGATTGCTCCATGCTCACTGATACGGAGTTGTACTGGCATTGCGTCCACGAGCCGTAGCCGCGATCGACACACTCCCAGATCTTGCCCCGGTTGTTGTCAATGCAGACCTGCGAGCTTGCACCGACATCGCCCTGGAAGTACTTCGCGCAGTCATATGCGCCATTGGCTCCAGTGAAGCCTTCCATGCTGTGGATACAGAGCAGTCGCTTCTGTCCACCGCTTGAGTAGTTACTTGTCGGTGTCCATACACGCGTCAGGCTCATCGGCTAGGCTCCCAGCTACCGTCGTACGGACCCGGCTCGTCTTTAGGATGATCCGGACCTGGCCAACCCTTCGGCCGATCGCCCGGTTTCGTCCAGCCCCACGGCTCGCCTTGAACGTCCATTGGTGGCTCTGGCCGCCGCTCCGGCAGTTCGAGTTCAATCTCGTCACGGTCCTCTTCGTCTATGGTGAACTCGTCACCATCACGAACAAGCCTCCTACGACCGCCGTCTCTCCACCTTCTGATCCTATCTCCTATAGGCATATCCGCCTCCTATGCTATTCGTATCGTCTCGGCGATGACAAAGGCAATGATGGCCAGCTGCAGCGTAAACCAGCCAATCAGAATCATCCGTACAAGAATGCGGTTGAATCTATCCTTCCCATTCTCAACGTCTAGCTGTACCATCAGTCCCCCTAGTCGAGCGGATACACGTAGGTTCCACCGTACCAGTCAGACGAGCCACTTCCCGCACTGCTAACTGCACAGAATATCTGAACCGGCCCCGATGTCGGTATAGTAATAGCACTAGGGACCGCCGACGTGGGCGTGTCTCCAACTCCTACCGCCAAGTGGCGATTCGTCAGCGGGTAATAGGCTGCTGACGGAAGGTTGCCGAAGCTGAACGTTGCGCCAGCGGTATTAGTCCACCTAACCGCTACATCTAGCACGGCGAAGTTCGGAGTAGGTAGCAGCTTGACTCTAGCAGTTCCGCTGAAGCCACCGGTACCGGGCAGGGAAACGGCATGCCAAGTGTCTGCTGGTCCCTGAATGAGTCCTTGCGTTGTCAGCTGTGTCGTGATCGCAGTAGCATAGATGTAGTTGCCTACGCCATCGGATGGTGCGAGTCGTGGATAGGCGAAGGCAGCGTTAGAGGGTGCGACTACGGAAGCAGAGACTTGAGTCCAAGTATTAGGTGCTACGGAGACAGGCGTAGTGCTCGTTGATATGTAGGTATGCGTAGAGTCTAGCCAATCGACACCAGTCACGCAGCTAGTAGTAGGAGTGTTTACCCAGGCAGAAACGAGGTACTGCTGAGAAGGGATGACGAGGAACGACATGCCCGACTGTTCCAGAGCAGCGCCGACGCCAGCGGTTGCAATGGTAAAGAGAGCTGCGTAAGGGTAAGGTGACGGAACAGGAGGATCACTGACCACCGTAAGGCTACCATTGAGGCCATTCCAGCCTGACGAATCGCCACCCCAGAAGTACGGATTCGCATTCAGAGACGCAGCGACCTGGTTGATAGTCTTCCTGACCATCGCAGGACTTAGGACCTGAAGCTGCCTAACATCTCCCTGTGTATTCTTCACCGACCGTACAAAGTCGAAAGTCGTGGCTTGTTGGTAACGTGGCATTACGCACCACTCCCTGTGGCCTCGTCGAAGACGAGCGAGATCTGCTCCGTGCCTTGGCCTTCGTCAGGAGGCTGTATCGTCCAACCAATAGCACGGACGTTGAAGGTGAAGCCCTGAGGAAAGCGTGCGTCGGTGACGTTGACGGTGACGAAGTCACCCATACCGTAAGTCCCAAACGCAGGCCACGTATTCCCGAACAAGTCGACGTGATGGGAGACTAGAGGCAGATCCAACGAGAACAAGTCCGACTGTGCATGAGCATTGATGGTAGCCTGAATCGTAACGCCGTTGTAGCTGTTGACACCTTCCCAGATCGGGTACCCAGAAGCAAGGGCGTTAGCGTCGCCAGCTGAACCGACTAGAGCAGCGGCTCCATCTCCATCGCCCACTGCCCACCAGTAGTTGTTGCCAGAGGAAGCGTTCTCGGTATAAACATAGTCGACTACAGGCCCAGGGTAATCGACTACCAGATCCGTTATCCCAATCGGGTTGCCAATCAGCGTCTGTACATTCAGCTGCTTCTGAGGCAACCCGTTTCCATCCTCAAACCAACCGATGGTGTAGTCAGGTCCGTAGCTCTGATTCACGATCGACTGGATCAGATCATCGTACGACGTCGACAAGTCGTACCCGGCAATGTTGAGCTGTACGACCGTGTCGTTGGCAGGGATGCTAACAGCCGGTTGCACACCGATGCTGCCCCCGGTTACGCCTTGCAACTGCTTCCACAGGTAGTCGATAGTTGCGCACTGACCCATGTTCAGACGCTGCGTAGTTAGACCCAGAACGTAGCGGGGGAAGCGACGCGCAGCGTAGCACTCAAACGTCTGTCCTGTCAACGTAAGCGCCTTGCCATTCGACTGGTACTCACGCGACAGAATGATGCCACCCCAGACGATTTGGTTCTCGCGGTAGGCCCAGAACGCCGTCCTGCCTGGAGTAGTTCTGGCGAGGAACTCGGTATTGTCCAGGCGCTTATCGTCTAGCTTCCCGGCTGCAGACATATTCCCAGCCTTGTTCAGCTGACAGTCTAGTGACACATTGCTTATGGGCAGCTCGCCCAGGACCATGTTGGTAGCAAGGTCCGTAGCGAGGTACGTGTACTGGGCTGTCACGACTGGATCAGACCTGAAGAGTCTAGCGGGAACGAACAGTTCAAGAACACGTTCGTGCCGCCGAGACCTGTCGGGAAGTTGGAGAACTGAAGGTACCCAGTAGTTAGAATGTTCAGGAATGCGGTAGACACCATGTTGGATGTACCGTTGCTAATAATGACGACCTGACAGCGCGACTGGTGGTTCGGCCTATAGCCTGCGGGCAACGGGTTGGCAAAAATGTTCGTAGCTGTGTAGGGAGAGCCTAGGCCTACGATGCCATAGATTTCGACGTGCTGCCCGTCTGGCGTCTTCCTGTACTGCGGCGGATACTCACCCGAGACCGATCCTGTCCAGCCCGATGACGCTGGTCGTAGGTCATGCCAAGTGTCAGGCGTCGTCGTGTTCAGCAAGAAGTAGACGTAAGCACCATTGATAATGATACCTGCTTGGTTCGTATCGGTCTCGAACCACATCGTGCCTTCGGGAGCTGACAGCGAAGGCCTAGCACTCGATGTCGTTGGCCAGATACCAGGCAGTGGCAACAGGAGCCTAGCGTCCTGAACCGTACCACCAGCATTGGTAACCGTCATGTTCGGAGTGACGTTGACTATAGCCAACGGGATAGAGTTCGCAGGGATAGCGGGTAGAGGTCCCGGAGAAGACGAGGAGAAGGTACCGGTAACAGGCACTGCGTTCCAGTTTGCAGTCGCGTCACCTGGATCCGTCACCTGTGCCACGATGTAGTCTCGGCGCCACTGTGTCGACGAGGAGGCTGCTATCGCGACGTTGAACGTGCTCGTGTTGTAACAGGCATACTCGCCGTTCCAGGCTGTCGAGTTCGGAACGTACGCCAGGCCTGTACCGACCTGCACGTTCATTGAACCTAGGCCAGTGACTGCCAAGCCGTTGCCCAGGAAGGGATTCACCCCTCCTAGAGGACTAGTAATGCCTGCTGCGCCAGGAGCAGAAGCTATGCCAGCCAACGTCATGCGGAACAGAACTGCTGGATGGTCAGCCCTTCCCTGACACACGAAGGGTGGATTGCTTGCTGCCATGACGCTCCTACCAGTACGTCGAGTTCAAGAGTATTGTGGCTGTGCCAGTACCAGAGTCGGCACTGAAGAAGATCGTTTCGGACGCACCCGGAGGAACTGAGAACCACCTCAGTCCCGATAGCGTATTCCTTCTACTTGCTTGTCCATTAAGCACTACAGACTTATTCCTACAGTTGATGACCAGAGAGTCACCTGACGCCAGCGAGATGGAGAACGCCATTGTTATGCCAAAGCTGTCCGTCAGGACAGGATTCGTAACGGGTCCTGTAATCGTAATGATCGGGTACGCTGTGTGCGTGCCGTTGTTTCCAGCAGTAGCACCGTTCAGCGGTACCGAACCACCAAAGCCGACGTTGAAGGCCATGTTGAAGCCTGTACCTACGATGATTACAGTAGGCACACTCACAACTGCAGTCTGTGCTGGCCAGTCATAGATGTACGGGTCCTCAGCTAGCAGCGTCGCCTGCAGCACTGTCACACCAGAACGCCTGCCGCCGTCTATGTCGTAGACTAGACCGCCTCCCTGACAGTTGACGAACCTGAGGGGCTGTCCAGGTAGCTGGAAGTAGAAGGGCCTAACGACATTGCTGCCGTAGTCAGCCTTCAACGAGTTCAGCAACGTATCCGGATCACTAGGATTAGTGTACAGGTTACCGTTTATGACGATTGTCCTAGAGGACATGTACGGTGTGTCGATGTACGTACCATCCATGCCTTGGTGCTCATCAGACGCTGTCCTCAGAGGCGCTACGTCGAGACCACTAACCTGTTGTACGTCGACGAAGGGAAGGCCCATGCTGTCGGTGTTCAGCACCGTACCGCTCTCGCCAAACGCCCAAGTGTAGTCAGTCATTGGCGGAGGCATCAGCTACTCCTCCTCGCGAGTTCCCAACCTAGCTCAGCGGCGTGCCTGCGCGGGTCGATCTCCTGTGTGGAAATGTAGAAGACCTGAGTCGGACCTACGCCTGCTCCTGCACGGACACGACTTGCAGTCCTCCGATCTAGAACCATCTCCCCCTCGTGAACGAGTGCAGGCTCAGTTCGTGGAACGTACCAAGAACCTCCAGCGTAACCGTGTCCGGTACCGATACCGCCTGCAGCGTTGCGCAGGTTGGGACCGTAGGCAGTCCTAGCATAGCTCAATGCCGCCGCGATGTTGGCTAGTGGGTTGAAGATGTCAAATGAGGTGCCAGGCCAGTGGAAAGCAGCGAACGTTGATCCGATAACCTGCATAAGGCCCTTAGACGGATCGCCACGCTGCGCGTTGATGTCCCAGAGGTTGATGGCTCTCGGGTTGCCACCCGACTCCGTCTGCATCTGGTACAGTACTGCATTAACTAGCGACGTGGACAGACCCTCCATAGCCAGAGCACGAAGGACCGTAGTCCTCCACTGCTGCACTCCTGCGCCTGGCCTATAGGAAGCTGCACCACCCCCCGTACCTGCTATCGTGTTCCACAGGGAGCTGATGATCTTGTGCGCGATTGCCAGTGGCAACGTAGTAATCATGGTTGCTAGGTTGCCAGCTGCTCCGCCAGCGCCGCCTGGAAGAGCACTGATCATTGCGTTGGTAAAGGCTGTCTGATTGCCAGTAGCGGCAGCAAGAGTCATTTTAGCAACAGCGCCACCGACGTGCAGGATGTCCGCAGCACCGCCGACGACCTTGTGCGTTGCGGAACTGATACCGCTGACGATACCGTGAACCAAGCCGCCTGCTTGGAATCCAGGAACACCTATCATGCCTAGCAACCAGCCGTACTTCCTGGCACGGTTCTTGTCAACGATAGCCTCGCCACGCTCTAGCATCGCTGGAACCCTGTCGCCACCGCCGAAGCCTGGAATCCTGCCGCCTGTCGCCATTGTCTTGAGGTTGGGAAGGTCTAGCCTTCCTAGCCCGATGGCGTTCATGACGCCGTTCCAGAGCGCCTTGAGGCCGTCGTTATACACGTACTGAATAACGAAGTTGACAGGATCTCTGAAGATAGCCTCAATGCCATGCCAGATCTGCTTCAGTGCGCCAACAGTATTCCTAGCTCCCGTTTCAATGCCACGCCAGACCGAGCTGAGGAAGTTCTCAATGTTGTGCCAGACTTGCTGAGTGGTATTGTAGATGGCGTGCCATACATTGAACCAACCATTCCTCAATGCGTTCCAGATTGGCACTGCAGCATTCTCGATTATGTGCCAAACAGCGACGAGGTAGTTCCTGATCGTGTTCCAGATCTGCTTGGCGTAGTTCTCCATGTCTACGAACGCCGTATGCCAGTGTCCCGTAAGAACGTCGAGGAAGAGATTGAACAGGAACACGATCGTGTCCCAGGCGATCTTGAAGATTGCCCTTATGCCTTCCCAGCCAATCTTCACAACGGCACTGACTACTGCCCACCAGATCTTGAACGCTGCTACGATGATTGCCCAGGCGACTCTGAAGATGCCTACAATGATGTCCCAGGCAGTCCTGAACACGAACTCAAACTCGGCTGTCGCAACTCTGATACTTACCTCAATGAGGTTGAGACCAACCTTGGTCAATCCTACAACGACGTCCCAGAAGGCCTTGTAGTGAGAAGCGATGGGATCCCAGATCGAGTTCCAGATCTGCTTGACTGCTTCGCCGTGAGTCTTCCACCACTTGTCGAAGTTGCCTGTGATCCAGGTCTCGATGGCCCTGAAGACCCCCATGACCCTTTTCCAGGTGTCGTTAATGGACTTGAAGATGAGCTGCCATATGTGATCGATCCATCGCCACATGTCGAACCACATATTGTGGAACCACGTACTGATCGGCTGCCAGTGCTTGTAGATGAGATAGGCAGCGATGGCAAGGGCTACGACAGCTGCAATGACAAGACCTATAGTAATAAGGATCGGAGCAAGGGCTACCTCTGTAGCTGCCAGGACTGCACTGAACACCAGCCAAGCTCCGACGACAACCATGATGATGCCGCCGAGTACCAGTAGTACAGACGTGACAGCTATGACAATGGCTATAACAGCTATGACAGGCTTTGGCAGCTTGCCTATCATGCTGAAGAAATCTGCTAGAGCCGATGCTACCTTACCTATGATAGGCAATAGCGTCTGGCCAAGAACGATCATGAACGCCTGGAAGTTGTTCTTTAGCTGCTGGATCTTCATGGCTGGCGTCTGAGCCATGGTGTCGTAGGCAGCCTTCAAAGCGCCCTTGCTATTGCCCATATCCTTTACTAGCTTGTTCAACTGCCCATAGTTCTTAATGGCAATGTCGAAGAAGCGCATGGCCTGAATCGTGCCGCCGGTACCTTTGAACATGGCATTGAGAACGTCATTCAGCTGCGTCGGGTTCAACTTGCCAAGAGACGTTCCCAGGTCAGTCATGATCTGGTTGACAGGAAGTAGCTTGCCAGAGGCGTCGGTGACCTTAATCATCGTGCTAGCCGTGAAGCCCAGCTTGCTAGCCACCGACGGTCCTAGCGCATCAATAACTGTCTTGCCTAGGTTAGCAATCTTGTCACGCGACTTACCAATCGCGTCCAGAGCGCGACCAACAGAGGCAGCACCGTTAGCAGCAGACAGACCGTTCCTGGTTACGAATGCCATCAATGCTGCAGTCTGTTCAAACGTCTGATTCGCACGTACAGCAGGGCCCGTTACCCTCCCAATTACACTCGCAAAGTCAGCGTAGGTACCGACACCGAATTTGACCAGGTTGAACATGATGTCCTGGACCTTAGTAACATCGGACACCTTCATCTGGTACGAGTTCATGATGCCAATGGTCGCGCGCTCAGCTGTGGAGAGGTCTACTTGTCCTGCGACAGCTTCCTTGGCAAAGTTGGATAGCAGGAACCTAGCCTGGGTGAGGTTGACATCCATCGAGGAGAAGATGTCGTACAGACCTGACTGGATCTGGTCGAGCGGCACTGCAATGTTTCGAGCTACATCGAGGCCAGCCTGCGACAACTGGTCCATCGTGACCTTGAGACCGTACGTCTGGGTCTTGGTCAGGGCGACCTGTCGATTGTAATCGACTGCAGCACTAGCTGCCTTACCCAAGAACAACAGACCAGCTGCACCAACTGCTGCTACGCCCGTTCCTACAGCCATCAGCGCTGAGCCGGTCTGCATCTGTGACTGCGCAGTCTTCTTAGCCGCTTTGTCCAGGTTGTTAAAGTCACCGGCAAGATTGCGGAGGACACCAGACCCGAGATTCTGAGCACGAACGACGAGAAGGATCTCACGCACGCCAAGTGGCAACGCTATCTCCCTCTCTTCTGCTCCAACTCTCGTTTGTGCTGGTCTGCTGCCTCCTTAGCCTGCTGCTCCATGATGACTATGTCCATTCCCTCTACGTGGAAGCTGTCCTGATCCAGCCATCCACCGGGCTTCGGTAGACAATGGAGCTCGCGGCATGCATTGCTTAGTGCTACTAGCTGCTGAGCTACCTCTTCGTCCCGGCTCCGTCCGAGGCCACCTTCCCGGATAGGACCTTGCGCCCAGACGAGTTTCCGGATCTCGTTCCGGAGTTTGGGAGGGCAGCCTGCCAATCATGCAGAGTGTCGATGAGTTCGGCGATCTCCTCACCTACACGTCCGTCGAGCTGAGCGCAGTCGAGCGGGTTGTTGAAGTCGAGCTTGCGTCCGCTCTCGTCTTCGAGGTTGTGATCTACGACGCATGACTTGAGCTCGAACTGCGCTACCGCCGTTTGCGCAGGTGCGACGTCCATCCGTGCAGTGCGTGTACGTTGATCGGCTTCCATGGACATCTGCATCGCCATGTCCTGACGATGGAGCCGCTCGCCGTATGACATACGACGAAGCAGAACCCAAGCCTCAGGTAGCGACTGGAGATCGAACTGCTCTGGCTCTGTTGACACGGTGGCACGCGGCATGATTCCTCCCTCAAAGAACCATTCGGACTAAGGAGTGATGGATTCCTGCGTCTTGTAGATGATATCGTACTCGTTGCCAGAACCGTCAAGAACGGTTTGGTAAGTGATCGAGGCACGGATCAGGTCACCGACTCCTGAGAGTGGAACCTGATAGACATCCTGGATCGCGTTGAACAAGTCGAACTGGATGGAGTTGTTGATGCCGTTCGTAGCGATGACTGTAACCTTCTGACCCGTTACAGCCTTGAAGTTGGTGTAGTCCGAGTTGGTCAAGAAGTCACGTGTCGTAGTCATCTGGCACGAGCGCTCGCCGAACGAGGCGAACTGCGCACCGCGTGCGTTCTTGAGTCGGAACTGCTCTGCGCCTGCATCGTCGATGTCGAACGAGAAGGTGTCCATATCGAACACCTGTGTCGGCGTCGGAATCTGAATCTGCCAGGTGCCCGGACCGTAAGGTACGGAGGTCGGCCAGATAGGCGTCAGAGCCGGACTAGGAGACGCGTCGGTCAGGCCGAAGATGTCGAACGATGCCTCCATGATGTTGTTGTTGACCGTAAAGGTTGACTTGCCTACGACACAGCCCGTGTAACCGAAGATGACGCCGTTCCTAACCACTGTGATCGACATCGTCTTGTTCGGAACCGCGTTCGAGTTCGGCGTATAGGTGTAGGTGAGGTTCGTCGTGCCGGTCTTGACACCTGTTGTACGTGCGCACTCGGTGAAGTACAGGCAGCAATCCTCGAGCGCCTCCATCGTGACCGTTCCCGTGACGCTGAAGTCACCAGGCACGACACCGATTCGCGCAGCCGACTGCCTGATCGGCGTCCGGTAGATGTTCGTCTCCTTCAACTCCAGCGACTCGGAGAGGATCGGAATGAACTTGGTCGGTGCCGTATAGGTACCTGCCGTTGCCTCGAAGGCGACACCCAAGAGGCCGCCTGCTCCCATACCGTAAGGCACTACTCATCATCTCCCTTCGGCTCCGGAGCCTTCCCCCTCGATGACTGAGACTTGTCCTTGGTGATCGTCACGCCTCTAATGTCCAGCTCGTCGATCGGAGGCGCTAGCACGCTCTCGACTATGAGACCGCCTTCAGGCGTGTGCTCTTGGTTCTGCGTTGCGTTTAGAGCCCTGTAAAGCTCCGCCTGTTCGTCGTCGACCGTAGTACTGGTACCGTTGCGGAACGTACCCAGACCATGAATGTAGAGATCCGAGTCTCCCGCTTCGGGGTGGTCGACCTGCACTGTGTATGGCATTACACCTCCTACGGGAGTCGCGTCTTACTGAAGGACTCAAACGTCATTCGGTTACCCATCATCAGGCTGCCCATCTTGTTAACCATGCCAGGCTCGTTCTGCGTACAGAGCGTACCTATGACAATGCCACCAAGAGTAATGTCAGTCTGCACAACGGGCTCAATAGCATCTGCAAGAGTCTGCGCACCGTGTAGGTTCTGCTGTATGTCTTGAATCTTGCAGAAGTACACGAACACATAGGTCTCGAACGTATTCAGCGTCATGAGCGACGCGCCCTGCCACTCTCGCCGCTTGTTCCCAGGAGTGATACAAACTGTAGGCGTATGTGGAACTTGAGTTTGGTCGCCGTAGAAGGTCGCTGCAATGCCTAGTGCAGCCACCTGCGCATCGATCGCAGCCTTGACGGCGTTGGCGACGACTTCGGAACTAGCTGTCATTGCCATGTCTTTACCACCATAGCAGTAACAGCACGCTCCTCAATCCACCTGTAGAAGACTTCCTCGATCCTAACAATGTCCTCGTCCTGGAACAGTGCGAACGGCCGTGCAGGAATGTTGGCAGCCCTACCTCCGCCGCCCATCGCTCGAAGCTCAGCAGGCGTGGCAAACTCACCCGCTATAAGTCCTGCTGCCTTCGCAGCCAGGTGAGTCATCGTACCGCCACCACCCATAGCAGCAAGCTCCGCAGGCGTAGCAAACTTCCCCGATATACGGCCAGCAGCCCGAGCCTCACCAAGAGTCATCGTTGGACCGCCTCCGGAGCTGTAACCTCCTTGGTGAATCGCACCGTACCAGATCTTCTCAGGCAAGTCAAGAATGGCAGCCTGTGTCGTCGTCACAGCCCAAATGTTGTACTGCTGCATCGTTTTCCACAGGAGCCCAGAGCGCCGCAGCAAGTCCTCCGCACCGAACTTGTTCTTGGGGTCTCGCATCTTCACCTGAACAGTACCGTCTGCATAAGGTGCCCAAGTGTCAGGTCGACCGTGAGCGATGAAGTTCTTGCGGATGGAAGGAGCAACGACTTGCTGAATCGAGCGCTTTAGCGGCTCGCGGAAGGAACGGATATCGAGACCGAACTTATCAAAGGCCTTGGCGGACATTGCCATCGTTGGACTGAACGAGAAGCCGAGGTTGACGAGATTATCGAACCTGAGGCCTCCCGCAGTCGTAGTAGCCATCAGAACACCTTACCCATACCAAACTTAGCAGGGCCAAGAGAATTGTCGTTGCAATCGGTATTGATCCTCCAAGCTTCCCAAGTCGAGCTCGTATCAGTCGGATAGAAGATAGGTCCTGTCGCTGCGTTGGCAGGACTATCCAAAATCTCTACACTGCCTGTGATGATACTGTTCAGAAGCGAAGTAGCCCATGTGCGTAGAACCGCACCGTAGGAGGTTACTGCCTCGTTGGTCTCAACCTCAGAGAACGCACGGTCGTAGATCCAACTAGCATAGTACATCGCTATGACTTGACGCACGATCTGCGGCGTAGTCGTCGAGTCTACCCATAGCGGTACGTTGGCGGAGAAGGTTTGGCCCAGCTTGCCGAGTACCTCAGCAGACACTTGCGCCTCGAGGTTCGGTTCGATCGTGGAGACGGAGAGCTTAGTGGTCTCGAGCCATGACTGTACGTCAGACGTGGTGATGTGAGCAGCCACTAAGCTCTCCCCTCCGCGCTGTCAGGACGACGCCGGCCTCGAGGAAGAAGACGCAGGCCTCTTCTCCTCCTTCTTCGCCTTCTCCTCCTCTGCCTGAGCGTCGGCCAGGTCGCTCAGGTGCGTACCGGCTGCGGGGGTTCCTTGACGTCCTGTCAGCAGCTCGAGCTGCGCCTCGAGCTCCCGGATGCGCCTCTCCTTCGGATCCTCCGGAATGTCCTCCTCTAGATTGGCGGCAAGCACATTGGGATCGTTCGGTCCGCCAGCACGGACGATGTTGCCATGCTGAATGTGGTAGTCCCACTCCTCGGGCTCGAAGTCGGACGGATTGACAGACTCTCCAGGAGCGAGTCCGTTCTCGTTGTCCTCGGTCACACCGAGGCCGTTGGTATATGCGACGTAGCTCGGCATCTGATCTCCTAACCGACGAAGGAGCCACTGAGGACGTTGGTGAAGAGGAAGCCGCAGATCGACTTGTTGTTCGTGTCCAGCCCGATCAGCTCTAGGTCGTAGCGCTGCCGGAACCGAACGACGTCGGAAGCGCGACGCTCTTCACGCCACCTGTCGACGATGCCGCCGGCGAGGTTGCTCGAACGGCTGCTACCTGGTGAAGACGGATTGAGCGTTCCACCAGGACCGTTGTCGATGCCCTCACCCGAGAACGCGCCAGAACCCAAGCCCAGACCGCCACCTCCGCCGCCTGCGAAGCCCCAGGTGAACTGGTAGCCGAAGGCTGGGACCTTGAGACCAGGACGCGGAGGCGTGTAGGCGAGTAGGACCTCGATGTTCCAGAGGTAGGACAGCGCCAGCACCTGGCCGGGGTTGTTGGTCGCGATACCAAAGCCTGGCACCGTGACGTTGTCCAGGCTGAGACACGCGGCGACGAGGTCTGGCGTCAGGATGGCACGCTCGACGTACTGGATGCGCGTGATGAAGTCCTGCGCGTCTTCGAGTGCGGACATGACCTTGTAAGGAATGATCGCTGTGTTCGGCTGGAGGAACGCCAGCTTGTGAACCAGCCGCATTGCTGTCCTGATGTCCTTCACAGGAGTCGCAGTCGCCGAGGTGTCCCAGTACACGCCGAAGCCGTTCGCCGGCGAGCCGGACATCGCGTTGGTCAGGGTCGAGTTGAAGTTCGCGGCGGTAGTAACCAGGTTGTAGATCCTGTACTCCTTGCCCAGCGCGATCCTGGACGCGAGCATCTCCGCGCCGTCGATGTCCGGACTGAGCGGACTGTCAGCGTTCTCCCGCTCTTCGTCGGTGACTGCGATCTGGAGCGCGTGCTCCTGAGCGTAGTACGAACCGACTGAGACGGTCAGGCCCGGAACCTCGTTGGCCTCCGTACCTGGAGCTCGTGCGTCGTCGAGAGCCGGATACCAGCCCTCACGACCTTGGAAGATGTAGTACTTGTTGGACTGCTTCTGGACAGGCACCGACGGGAAGAGCGCTTGTCCAACCAATCCTTCGTTCGGCCACGCGACGCTGATCTGCGTGAGAACGATATCGATGTGGACGTTGCCAGACCCTGTTGGGGCATACACAGCCAAGTCTAACGCACCGCCTTCTTCATTTCGCGGAGCTTATCTGCAAGCTCCTGCCGTTCGGGACGGCCTGTTGTCCCCGAGAAGACGAGAGCTACCTCGGCCTGCTCCCTCTTGGTAACGAGATAAGGAAGGACTAGCTGTAGCATGCTAGTAGCACACTTAGCCGTAGCCTTCCAGTGCCAGAAGGTCCTGCCGGAAGCGCAAGGGTTGGCCTCACGGAGGTGACCCCCGAACATGTCGTACAGCTTCTGCACCATTCTGAAGTCGGTACTACCGACTGTCACCGACAGAGTATTGGTACTGTTGCCCTGCGTGTACGCACCGATGGATCCTTCTCCATCGATGATGCCTGCGGCCCAGGCTAGGTCGGTGTCTGCGAACATTCAGCTTCCTCCTCCCTAGACCCTTGATCCAACCATGAGCATGCAGTCGAACAAGTCGCCTGCAGCTGCACCGGCTCCGAACGTCGGAAGAGGCGAGCCCGGAAGAGCGATCAGCATACCGATCACTCCGTAGCCTAGGCCACCGCTTCCCGTTGGCGGCAGGAACTTGACTCGTCCTGCTACTGCCTGCGAAGGCACGACGTAGCATCCCAGAGCAGGAGCGACACCGACGGTAGCCCACGGCGTAGTGCCACCTGTCGTACCGTCCCAGATGCACTTGACGTTGCCGGAGAGCGCGACGTTGATGAACGCCTTGCCAGTCACAGTCTTGGTCGCGTCCAGAGGCTCCTGACACACGCCGACGATGTCGACGCTACCTGCAGCTGTGCCAGCGGTAGTAGGCGCAAGCTGCACGGCTGCAGGAACGAGCCCGACCGCTGAGACCTGCTGTACGACCGACCACTGCGGATAAGCGACCGCGCCACCAGTAGCGAGAAAGCCCTTCGCCAGAACATGATCCATACCAGGCATTGGCTACTCCTCCTTCCCGGCGTACGAGTCCTGGCGGTAAGCCAGGTACAGTTCGGGATTGACGCTGACGACCTGACGAATCGCATCGGTAGTCGACAGCGCCTTGCCGGTCGTCCGTATGTGGTCTGCTTGAGCCGTCGCAACAAGCTCGGACAGCTGCTGCGTAGCGGTCTTCTCCTGGCCGTTACGAGTACGACCTCGCTCGCCGAGTTCGACGAACCCGACGCGACCGAACGACTCGATGGCGTCGACGAACTTCTTGGCCATCTCGGAGGGGTCGGAGAGCGCAGACCCCTCGGCGACTGCATCGATGACCGCCGGAGGCAGGACGTACTGCCTGCCATTCTGGGTCGCCGTGATGCGCTCGAGTCGCTGTCTGGTCTCGGCGAACGTCTGTGCGCGCTGGCTCTCGACGAGACGACGTTCGATGTCCTTCAACATCGGGTGCTCGGCGAGCGCCTTGGCGACCGCATCGCCAAGAGCTGCAGGCGTTAGCGTGGGCTCGGGAGTAGGCGCCGGTGCCGGAGGCGTAGGAGCAGGAGGCGTGGGCGCTGGCGGACTGGACGTAAGCTCCGCAATCTTCGCCTTGACCTGCTCGTCCGTAGCGTCCTTCTCGAGACCGAGCAACTCCCTGATCTGCTCAGGTCCCATCTGACCTCCTTCACTTGCCTTCTTGGTTGCGGTGATCTCTGACAGGTTGACGGGCAGGAGGTCCTTCAAGAAGGGCCGGTTCGTGAGTGCACCACCGAACAAGATGTCCTCGTGCTTGACACCCGAGGCGTCCGTCCACTCGTCGTCGAACTCAGGACTGAAGTACCTGTACTCCTTGTTCTGGATCGCCTCAGAAGCACGTGGCGTCCAATCGACCTGGAGGTACAGACCGTCAGAACGAACATCGGCGTCCTTGACCCAACCCGCAGCCTGGCCGCCGTTCGCCTTGTGATCGTAGTCGACATCCAGATCGATGCCCCGAATACGATCCTTCACGCTCTGGGCAAAACGCCTAATGCGCTCGGGAGTGAAGCTCATCTTGCCGTACACCGGATGCTCATACTCACCGATGGGCAGCGCGTGAACCCACGAAGCATTGTCGAACTGCTTACCCAGCAAGTCGACCCAGTATCCGTAGCGACTCATTTGCCACTCTTTCCGGCAGGCTTCTTGACGAACTTGCCACCAGGTCCTTTCATGGTACCCTTGGCGGCGACCTTCTTCAAGTTGGGGTTGGCTGCCTTCGCCTTGGGGCTAGCCTTCTGCGCAGCTGCTGCAACTATCGCAGCACCCTGCTTCGGCGACACACCAGCAGACTTGGCAGCGCTCGCTGCAGCAGCCTTGAAGCCCATTCCCTTCCTGGCTCTGCCTCCACCCCTGGACCTACCGGAGCTGCCGCCTGACCTAGCTGCCACGCGTCTACCTCCTGTTCCCATGATGCGGTCGACGTGAACGTTCCCAGACCCGCTGGGACTGTATACTGACATATTGACTCCTACTACTGTCTTCTATTATATCGGGAAACCACTGGATGCATCTAGAGCTCCCTGTTCCCATGTGTTACAACGGCGTAATGCCCACCTTCCCGAACATCGCAGTGTTCTGTAGAGTACCCGTTACGACGTCTAGACGCCAGAAGGTAATTCCCGTTGCCGAAAGGTCAGCATGCGGAATGGTAACCGTCGCCAAACCACCAGGTGCATTCGTGATGACGATACCACCGCTAGGCGACGTCAACTTGATAGTCGTTGGATCAGTATCGGGTATACCAGCTGCCGTCTTGAACAGAGCTTGCAGAGTCTTGCCTGTGAGATCGTAGGCAGCACCGCTACTCGTAATGGTTACTGCCAAGGTCTCGTCGTTGAACTCGCCTAGAAGAATGTCTACTTCTTGCATTGTCCAATCCTCCAGTGATCCTGCGATAGTCGGTAGGACAGAAGCCGTACCGCTGAAGTAGTTAGTATCAGAAACCGATCCACCCAGATGGTTAGTATCAGCAGCGGTGCCGCCCAGAAGGTTACCTACAACCGAACCACCTAGTACGTTGCCGACAACTGACCCACCCAGATAGTTAGTGTCGGCAACAGTACCGCCTAGGAGGTTAGTGTCAACAATAGTACCGCCCAGGTGCAACGGCGGTCTAGTAACAGCTACAAACGCACCCGTCGCTGCAGACGTGCTACTAGCCGTACCTGCCAAACCTTCAAGCTCAACGAACGCACCAGTGGCACCACTGACATTGGCAGACGTACCAGCAAGCACACGAATGAGCCCGAAGGTACCCGACGCGGAACTCACAGTAGCGGCTACGCCGGCCACAGGAGCCGCTACGAATGCTCCGCTTGCATGGCTGGCGGAAATAGAAGTGCCTGCCAGTGTGGCTGCAATGAACGCGCCGGAAGCGTGACTGACGGTAGAAGCAGTCCCAGCAGCACCTATGACTAGAGTGATAGTGCCGCTAGCAGCAGAAACGTTAGAAGCTGTACCTGCTAGAATTATGCCTGCGAACGCGCCAGTAGCAGTAGAGACGTTGGAAGCCGTTCCGGCAAGCGCTGCAGGCAAGAAAGCGCCGCTGGCCTGACTGACGTTAGAAGCTGTGCCTGCGAGCGCAGCGGGTAGGAAGGCACCACTAGCAGTAGAGACGTTAGAAGCAGTACCAACGAACTGCATCGTCAGTCGTAGAGCACCGGAAGCCGCCGAGACGCTAGAAGCTGTACCAGCAATTGCCTCTAGCAGGCTTATACTGCCTGAAGCACTAGACGTGTTGGATGCGGTGCCTGCAATCACAGCTGGTGTCAGAGTTACTGAACCCGAAGCGCTAGACGAGTTGGAAGCTGTACCCGCCATGGCTAGAGTCAGTGTTACTGACCCCGAGGCCGCCGAGACGTTAGAGGCTGTACCTAGAACCGCTATGAGCTCTGTAATCGCACCAGAAGCAGTACTCGTGTTAGCCGATGTACCGACCAGAGCATAGACGATGCCCTGAGTCGGAATGGGAGCAGGCGCCCTGTATATCGTAGCGCCTGCACCACGAACCGGCACTGCTACTCCTAATCAGACGCTAGGCTCGGCCCAGAAAATCTGCGGGATTACGTTGACCGCAGCCTGCGCTCGGCACCGAATACGCAAGAACCGCGAAACCGGTACCTTCGGCTGGAACGGTCCTTCTGGCCAGAGGATTCCGTATCCAGCCTGCGGGTGCACGTGCTGAGAGTCAAAGTACCGCACCACGGTAATTACTCCTTCGGTGGGAGTGACGCCGCCACCGTGCCCGGTAGCCGCCGCACCACCCACGCACAGGGACGCAGGCTGCAGATCGTTACCCCAGGTCTCAGGAGTCTGCGCAGTGAGACCGGAGGCACCTACATCGGTCGCAAGCAAATGGCAGATGACAGGGATGGCTGTGCCAGACGCACCGTCGAAGCTGACGCTCCACCCAATAATCCGGATGTCGGTAGTGGCAGGCGTAGCTACCTGAAGTACCGTCTTGGTAGTGTTGGCTACCAGCGCCACCACGGTCGGCTCAAACGGCGCGGTAGTAGCATGCGGAGACACTAGATACTCGGCCATGGTTAACTCCTAAATGTGGCGATGGGACGTGCAGACTTACTCGTAGCTTGAATCGAGATGCGCTGACGTAGCTGCTGCGGAAGCAGCCCTCCAGGTGGTTGGGTAAACGTAGCAATGACACCAGTCCACCCGTTGGCGCTAGTCGACGTCACGCTAGACGTGACGCCGTACGCAGCGGACCCGTTGACAGTGGACGACAGACTGTATCCGGCCCAGCCGAAGTCGAGCGCACTTGCCACGACCAGGCCGGAGCATTGGAGGAGCGCGCCTGGCTTAGTCCAGGTAATCGCCGATGCCGACAGAAGATGCTCTTCCGCCCCCATGATGATCAGGTCGCCAATCTTAGCGTTGGCACCCTGAGACGGCCCGATAGAGTTGACCGCTCCTGCTGTTGTGCTGCCTGTGCTAGACGTACCCGCAAGTGCACCCACATTAGGACAGGTGAATTCCATGATAGAAGCGGAGATCGCACCTGATCCGCCTGTGAAGGCGAAACTGCTCAGTCCGCCCGGATTGTTGTAGTAAGTGAAGATGTAGGACTCGGATACGGTGCCGTTGACAATCGATACGATCGTCGACCAGCCCGCTGGCGGAGACAGGGCAGTAGCACTACCGTTAGTAACCACCGCCGCTAGCAGGTTGCCTTGCGTCGAACCTGCTGGCAGCGTGTTAGTTCCTGTGGTGGTCTGCGCAGCGGACTGCTGCACCAGCGTCCACGCCACGGCTCACCACCTAACACTAATGTCCTCCAACATGGCCAAGCAAGACCAAGTCCTTAGGACGGAGCAGCGCCTCGCTAGTTATACCTCGCTCTATGCACTGAGTACAAACGCCAAAGCCTCGCGCAATGATCAAGGCATGCGAGGGACACAGTCTGACTTCCCTGATGTGGCCGTTGCGGCAGTAGCGCTCCCAGAGACTCGACGGAGTCGCACCGCACTCGATAGCGTGAGGCCCAACACCCTTTGCCTGACACGGATACTCGCGCGACTCGTTGGTAGACGGACCTGAGCCGAACACGAGCTGGTGAGTAGTCATCAGACCTGCGCAGTGAACGCTGCAGCAGCTGCCTGAACCGAGTCGCCGGAGATCGGAGTACGAGGAGTAGTAACGAGGAAGGCACACATGAGCTTCGCGGTCGTACCCGACCCAGCACCAGTAGCGTCGGTACCCATACCCCAGTTGATCGTCGTACCAGGAGAAGACGTCATTGGACCGAACGTGATCACGCCTGCGTTGGAGATGACGCTAGGAGAAGCGACCGATGGCGTACCAGGACCGTAGATCTGACGCGCATAGCCCGAAGCGCCGTACTCGGTCACCTGTGCCATCGTCGTCCAGGTATTGTCTACCGAGGCTGAAGTAGCGTTGGTCAGCAACGCCAAGTAGTAGTTAGAAGTGACAGGTCCCTGCGTCTTGCGGAAGACCTGTGCTAGAGCCTCCTGCTCAGCAGTAGTCATCAACTGTCCGGCTGAGATAGTACTCATTCTGACTCCGCCACCTCTGCAAAGTGCTCTCGGAAGAAGGCCGGCTCGATGGAGGTGATTCGCTCAGTGCCTTGGCTGTCGACCCAGCCGACCCTGTGCAAGTCGCGGTCCTTGTCGTGTTCGAGGAGCTCGACTCGCGTACCAGAAGGCATATCGAGGTCCTTCATTGTCAGCTCGCCCTCGCGCGGCTCGGCATCTCCATCGACGCCCTGCCAAGCGGCCGATCGCCGTTCGAGGAGAGGGCGTCCCTTCTCGACGTGATGCTCACCGAACCCTTTGCCGTCGGGATGGTCATACACGTAACGCGTCACTGTCCTCTCCTTCCAGAGGTACCTGAGCCGTCACCACGGCCCGTAGAAGGCGGCGTCGCTGTAGGTGGCGTCTGACGAGGTGCACCTGCTACCTGTCCCTGAGCCTGAGACGGCGCTGCATTAATCATCTGCTGATACTGCTCCGGCGTGATCTGACCGGACTTGAATGCAGCCTCGATGTCGGCAGGAGAGCCTGCCAGTTCCGAAGGTGCAGGCTGTGCGACGTTGCGGTTGAACGTCGAGCGCACAAGACGAGAGGTCGCAGGGTCTGCAGGCGGGAAGCCGAGCTCGTCGCGCATGTGGTTCTCTAGCGGGTCGTCAGGCACGATGACACCAGCTCCGACGAGGTTCCTGAGCGTGAACGAAGCCGTACGCCAGTCCTCCTGCTCGCCAATCCGCTTCACCGTCAGCTTTGGGTACAGCGCACCAGCCCAGTTCATATCTACAAGCTGCGGAATGGCGTACAAGTTGATCACGTCGGTCACGATATCCGCTGTGAACCGTGTCGCCTTCAAGAACAGCGTCTGATCCGCCTCAGCCGTCTTCATGTTCGGCTGTAGAAACTGTCCGAGGATCTGCTTCTCGATCTGAACGTCGTGGTGCTCTATTGAGCGAATACAGTCGACAGGCTGACCCCTCAGCTCTGCAAAAGACAAAGTCCAAAGCGGTGGCAGAACAACATGCGCACGGTCGTTCGTACGCAGGTTCCGACCCAGAGCGTCGGCCAGCTGAAGGTCGTCTGGACTGTAGCCCTGTGGAAGCGTGATGACAGGCACCCCAATACCATGACGCTCCTTCTGAATCGCATCAATCTTGTACAAGTTGTCCTTGTAGTACCAGTGCTTGTAAGCCGAGCGGAGGAGGCTAATCCCTTCAATGTTCCCAGCCTCCTTGTCGAACGTGAAGACGACCAGCTTGTTGATCGGAATGTTGGTATACTGCAAGAACGCGCCCAAGGCAGTGCCACCCTCAAGCGTCGGAACGAAAGTCGGGCTGGACCACATGTCGACGGAGAGAGGCCCGCCCTGAAGGTCGAAGAACCACTGACGCACGTCCATCGGGTGCCGAGGCGCCCACTTCTTCCAGCAAATCTTGCCACGAGCGGAAGGGTCTGCTGTGACCTGCTCACCAGGAGCGAAGACCTCTTCGAACATGTAATACCCGAACTCGAGCATCAGCAAGGCCTCGGTAAGCGTCTGGGGCCAAGAGCTCGTCATCCACGACGTCAGGTTGTTCCAAACCCAGTCGGCAATGTTCTGGTCTTGCGTCTTCGACGTAGCAGGCTTCATCGACCACTGCCCCGCTAGCACAGGAGTCTTGGCCAGACGAAGGGTTCCGCGAACGGTACCATCGGATTTGCGCATACGATCGTAGACTCTGAGGCCCTTCTGACCTATCAGGTCACGATTGTACTCCTGACGCGTCCATGAAGTGAATGGTGAGGGAGAAGAAGAGCCGAGCTCTGCATTAAGAGGTCCTACCGGACCACCTGCGCCGAAGCCCACGCCGCGAGCAAGGTCGACACGAGGCTGTACCCGAACCTCATTCGTAGCCGGACCGATACCAACACGCAGCTGCTCAGGCGTTTCGACCGGTATGTCCTGAGGCGCAGGAGAGGGACGACCACGTGACGCAATGCCTTCGACTCGAGTCCGTATTGGCGCCTGCAGTTGCTGACCACCTTCACGCTCAGTCAGCATCTGCGAGTGCTCTTCGGCCGTCATATAGGTACGAGGAGCATCCGTTTCGAACGGCAGATCCGATCCCTCAGGCGCAATCACAATGTACTCTTGGCCCTGATCACGCCCGACAGCAACAGGTGCGTACCCTGAATTGAGCGCCTCGTCAAGGTTAATGCGCGGAAGGTCTTCAGGGTTCAAAACTCCTCTCCCTCCATCTGGAAGAAGCCAGCGGACCCTGAGGTCCCTGCCATGAGGTCTGCGTAGTCCTGACGTAGAGTCCGACGCGCCGCCACCGCCCTTGGAGTAGATTCCACAGGTGCGGCGTCTACCATTTCGGACGTGAGGTGATGCCCGCGAGCGCCCATTCGGAAGGTGGCTAGGAGCGCGTAGCGAATCGCGTCAATGGTGTGGTCTTCGACCTTGTTGCCTAGTTCCGGAACGTTTTGTCCCTTCACTGGCTCCTTGGATCGGTAGTTGTTGAGCTCCCGTATATGGTTCTTGCACTCCCACGCAACATGATACCTAGGGGCCTCGATCGGTGCTTCCCACTTATCACGTCCGATCTCAACCGGGCGCATGAAAGAGGCCATAAGGTCGATACCATCGCGCCAAGTATAGTCGCTTTTCAGCTCCTTCGGCGCCCAGCAACCCTTGTGCATCAGCTGCCCAAACGAGGCCGCGGCTTCTGGGTCAGCCGGGTCTCCGATAATCAGGTCCAGGTGGTATCCTGGAGGATTGGGACGTTCCAGGAGCTCGCCAGCGACCGTCGGCAGAGTCTTGTACTTCTTGTAGTACTCCCGCCAGACAAAGATCTCGTCCTGTGGACTAATTTGAAACTCGACGACGGCCAGCGGATTGGTGTAGCCCCAGTCGACAGCCATGTAGTTGGGCCAGCCGGGAATGAACTTGTAGTCCTCGGTCATAACCCCACGAGTCTCGTCCCACTCCGGGAATATCTTGCCTACGAAGGATGCAAAATCTGCACCAATCTCCTGCAAGAACCATTCAGGCTCTGTCGTGTCCTCGAGGAGCAGGATCTCCTCATCTTGGCGTCCGCCTGGGTAGACGACGCGGTTGTCCCAGGAAGGAAAGCGCCAGGACTCGAAAATGCCTCTATACTTCGATTGTCTCGCTAGCTGCCAAAGGTCATGGAGCCAGTTGAAGCCCTCGGGCGTGGTAGGGAAGTCTGCCGACCCTCTTCGGTCCGCCAAGGCTGGCCGTACGTAGCGTTCCCACGTCTCCCTCTTGTGCTTCGCGGCCTCAGACATGACGACATGATCCAGAGCCTCGCCGACAAGGTACTCCGGGTGCTCTGCAGAGCGACACTCCACTCTGGAACCCCAGGGGAACTGAATGAACATGTCTCCGGAACGCTTGGCATAAGCCCGCTTCACTCTCTTGTCTCGACCTAGCTGTTGACGTACAATCAAGTCGTTCCAGATTATCCGGAACTCCTTCTCCGCAAGGTCATAGGTCGGACCGACAATCCAGACCATTTGGTTGGGACGAAGCAGGTGCTTAGGAGTCACGTCTCGCGCTGCCATCGTGCTTTTCCCAAACCGGCGTCCGCAGCACGGGACCCTGAACCTAGCCTTAGATTCGTGAAACAGACGCTGAGGCGGGTGCGGAGCATAGCCTACACGCTTCCAGAACGCCTCAGTCAGTCTGTCCATGTCGTCCTCTCCGTACGACTGGAACTAGCCGTCCCTGCACGGCTAGCTCCGGCTGCGCGGCTAAGGACGCGGCAGCCTGTGTGCGCGGCCGGTGCCGAATATCATGCGCGCGATACCCGGCGAGTTGCGGCCGTTGAGCCTAGTCGAGTTGGACAGCTCCTGCCGTCCCGCCCGACGCCCTGCGCGAGTTCCACGCTCCGTTTCGCGGCGCTCGAGCCCTCGACGTGTGTTGTTGCGACTGAACATGACTAACTGAACCATCCCTTCCTTTTGGCCTGCGGCGACCTGCTACCGCCCCTGGCACTGGGCACGTTCTCGCCGCGACGGTGTCGACCCTGGTCTTTCGAGCCGCCCCAGAACGTACTCTTCTGACGCCCGCGCTCGGCGTCAGCATTCCACTCCATGCCGTCGCCGATGATGCTCGCCCTGCGTCCCAGACCAGGGCGCCTGTTCGGCAGCTCACCCCTACCGTTACTGAAGATTCCCACCTAGCTTGACCTCCTTGGAGAGTTGTGACCTCCGCGCGCCGGTTCGCAACATGCGAATGTACCCGCGCGGAATTGGTACTCCGTGGTACTTCCGGTGGAGCCTAAGTACAGCCGACACCTCAGGTGTCGGACTGGTCGTCGCTACCAATGTCATCCGCCGCTCTCTCTTTCTCGAGTTCCACAGGGCGCAGTGTTTGCGTCCAGCTCTGTCGCTATCCCCTACCTCCGCAACCAGGACAGGTGATCGTCTTCGTTTCGCTGGGGTTCTTGGGGTTGCGGATTTCCAGTACTCCGCTTCCGCCGCAGGTCCTACATGATGCCATGTTGCTCCTCTTGGTTAGACTGGTGATCGCATCGTGGTCGAGTCATGCTCGAACTTGTCGAACAGACGCTGCCACATCGCGCACTCTCGTTCCGTCGTTTCGTTCACCTTTCGCCTCCCTCTGGCTCGGTGTGCCGCCCTCTTTGTCCGCCTGTGACGTGGAGTAGGCCTAGCCCAGATCCACGCCGCTACGCCGTAGACCGCAAGGACGCAGGCGAGGTAGAGCACGCCTACCCTCCGCCTTTGCCGTTCGCCAGGCCCTCGATACTGGAGAGGAACTCGGCCAGTATGTCGGCCTGCTCCTCTCGACCTACCGGGCCTAGCACCCTGTCCACCACGTACTGCGCCGCTCTAAGGCGCGTGTTGTCGCTGGTGGCATTGTGGCATAGATCGATAATTGCCGCAGCGGCAAACGGTGCATTCTCCTCAAAGATGCGTGCAGCGCGTTCCCGCGGTGGCTCATCGCCTGCGTATAGGTCCTCAAGTTCCCTTGTGCTCATGTCTTCTATTATATAGGGAAACCAACCTGCCGCACAAGAGGCTTGAAATACACGGTAACACACCAGGGACAGCGTCCAATGGTTTGACCAAGATTGCCAGGGAGACCTACGGGCGTTGATGAAACCAACATTTCAATATATAATATAGTTAGAGAGTGAAACACACTCCCAGAGAACCAAAGGAGTTCACAATGTCCCAGTATTCCAATCTCACCCCGTTTGCTGCTGCTCAAGTCACCAACAAGATCCTACAGCTCAAGGGGTATGAAGGGACAATCCGTCCCCAGATGCTGTACTCTTATGCTAAGAAGGGTACAATCAGCTCCAACTACCTCACCAGGTCAGAGGGTGAGAAGATCCTCTTTGATGGAGATGACTTCAAGGTCTGGCTAGACCGTTACATCCAGAGGATAGAGAGTGGGACGGAATCTACTAGGGTAGATTATGACAAGCTAGCAGAACAGTACATGTAGGACCAAGTTGGGACTCACAGAAATGTGAGTCCCTTCTTGACCCTATGACGTACAGGACACGTTAGGGCTACAGAAAGGGCGCACTATGCGCAGGCTTATAGCTACACCCATCCTTACTGCTACGGCATCTCTAGGTCTCATTTTCGGCCTACAGAGCGCCCACGCCACCACGCACCCGACGCTTTCGACTACTTCGCGGACTGAGGTTCTGATTTCGCCAAAGTGCTACCAGGAGCACCAGGTTACCAAGACCTGGTATCACTGGTCGAAGGCGGCAGGCGGGTACGTCGCGTACCCCGCCGTCAAGACCACGACCACCGATTCAACCCACTGCCACGCCTGACCTCAACAGGTGGCCCCTTCGGGGGTCACCGATTGACCGACAGGAGGCACAATGCTACCCAAAAGTTGGGAAGAGTACCTAGCGCGTGCCGAGCAGGACATCAAACGCACTCCGCCCGAAGCGCCTCGGGCCCCCGCCCGAATCCAGCGCCACATGAGCGCACGAATGCGAACGGCGCTCCGGCAGACTCCGAACCGGGTTCGGGCGATGTACGAACCTGAGGCTGAGGCCAATCAAACTCCAACCAAGCCGCTCGAGTGGCGCGGGACCAGAAATGTGGGCGGGAATTGCGAGACACGTCAGTACTATTCCACCAAATCGACGCAGCCGCGAAACCCAAAAGGAAAGTAGTACGGAAAACCAGTATTAAAACCTAGATTACGCATGTATTCAGCAAATCGAGAGATCTATGGCGCTTGTAAAGCTTTTAACACGCAAAGTCCGGTACCAACCTTTACAAGGTTTACACAAACTGAATAATCCTATAAGCTTAGTGTTTAGACGGTTCAGGTCGGACTATGTACGGACGCCGTGATCTACCTTTGGGTTCCCCCATTCAGCGGGAATAAATGCGGTGTACCTTATTTCAGACAGGTACACCACGTTTGTGGCTACGTGCTCTCGTGTTCTACAGAGTAAAGGGGTCCCTTGTGAAACCACATGGACTTACGATATAATAGAATCAAGAGCAGCGTTGTTCGCACCAAGGTCGCGTACAAACGTAACCGCATGAGAAGGGTAGCGTATTATGCGTATAATAGATGATGATTCTCCCGAAGCAGAAGGCACGAGCCTCGGGCGTCCAGCGAAGTATCCGTGGAACCAGTGGCTGCAGGACGGCAAGCGTGTTCGCATCTACCACGGCGACGACTTCGACGTGGAAGTGGGCTCGCTACGGCCGCAGATCCACCTGACCGCGAAGAGGCGGGGCGGAACTGCACAAACGAGGGTCGGGCGCGAAGATGGCGTCGTGTTCATCGATATCGTCTTCACGTTCCACGCTCGCCCGCTTACGCAGCGAGAGGTCGACAAAGACCTCGACGGTCTACGGAAGACGCAGTGAGCCAAACCTACACACGCAACGATGCAGGCAAGAACCCAGCCGTTCTCCTGCAGGACTGCCGCGCATGTGGCGTCGCCTCAGGAAAGCGCTGCGTCACCGAAACAGGCAGGATAGCGCAGTGGTGCCACAACAAGCGTCGCACCGACTACCTGCAAGCGCACCCGGAGGCCTAAAAAGAAACTAGGAGAGAGCCTTGCTTTCCCCCAAGTTCCCAGGTACAATTAATTGAGAGCCAAATTCTAGCAACCAAAGGAGACGAAAATGTCACTGGAAGAGATGGTCGAGGGGCTTTATGACCTCACTCCAACCGAGCTGCGCTGGCTAGCACTAGAGGCGCTGCTCATATCGGACGGACCTAACAAGGTCAAGGACTCGAAGGAGGCGAAATGAGCCAGATTTACAGATGCGTAGTGTGCGGATTCGAATCCGTGTACAAGATGCTCTTCCTCGACACTGAGGAGGGCTTCGTCTGCATTGGAGAACACGGCAAGCCGCGCATGCACGACAAAATCGCGGCGCGAGTCGGACTCGAAGTGGGCGAGAGTCGTCCTGTGGAGATCCAAGGGCGCAGCTACCGGATGACGAGGACACAATGACAGAGCCGACACCAACACCGAACATTACCCGAGAAGAGGGCAACAGGTTCATCGAGGCGCTCAACAGCCGAGCCTTGTGTGCCTGCGCAACGAGGCGTCAGCTCCTCGCTCTCGGCGTTCCAGGTCCGTACCTCGACTGCGAACGGCACCAAGGCAACCAGGACCTCTCGGTCGAAGCGCAGGTCGAGTATCTCAACACGTTGAACCGCAACATCCTATGAGCCGCGTCATCGTGACGTACGTGCTCAGTCCAACCAAGCGCTACGACTGGTGGATAACCATTGAGCGCAACGAGGACGGCATGCCAATCCTTCACACTATACGGCTCCACAGGAAGAGGAGAGATGGCAAACCAAACTTCTAGGGCAGTCATGTCTTGGATGCAGAAGCACCCAGGCGAGATCCACCACTACAACGACATTCGCTTCGCGATCGCAACGGAAGGCCTCGACGTCAGTCCGCCAGCCATTGCGGCCGTGCTGGCGAAGTTCGTCAAGAAGTACCCTGAGCGAGGCATTACGCGAACGGGTGCAGGCCTCTACATGTTCCGCGTCGCAGACCAGCGAGCTCCTGCTCCTGTGGAGCCTGAGAAGCGGGCCCCGATGATGTACGAGGAAGTCGGCATCACACAAGCGGGCGACGTAGTCGTGCGCGACGAGAAGGGTATGCTCTGGAAGTTGAACGGAGCGCTCTGATGGCAGATGGAAACAGCGACAAGACGTGGGTGCTCGACGTTCGTGTTCGAGTCACTACGTACTGCGGCTGGAAGCCTGGTCATTCTGACGTAGAGGAGTGGCTAGAAGAAGGCAGCCATATGGAGCTAGTGAGCATTCTGGCGACAAGGGAGGCGCCGTGAACAAGGACGCAGCGGATCGCATGGTCGATCAGATCATGGACGAGATCGATCCTGACTTGCCTGGCGATGCGATCCGCGACATGAAGGCAAGGATTCGCCAGGTCGTAACGAACTGGCTAGGTGTGTAGCCCATCCGAGTGGGGTCAGACCAGATCAACGATCTGGTCAGGCCCGATTGGGATGGTCCCAATCACAAGAAGGAGGGATTCCAATGCGAATCCGTAACATCGTAGCCGGTACCGCAATCGCTGCCAGCGCTATCGGCGTGCCCGCCGCTCTGGCTATCACCGCGAGCGCGTCTACCACGTCAGCCGTCGTCATGTCGGCGCCTGTCGTCCAGCCGCTCTTCGGCTACTGGCACAAGATGACCGTGACGCTGAACGGTACCACGTACGACGGCTACTGGGTGCTTCTGCACCTGCACCACGACGGCCTCGTGACCGGCTGGCTGTTCGATGGTCACAACGACACCGTCGGCGTTCCCGGCTACCTGCGTGTTCACGGTAGCTTCGACGGTAGCGCGATCCAGTTCAACGCCGAGTACCCGGCTGGCGACCCGCAGGGCGACCGCGGCTTCCTCGCGATCAACAACCCTGGCAGCCTGCTGAACGGCCTCTGGAACGAGACCGGCTCCGAAGCTGGCGCGGGCACGTTCGCGTTCACCAGCTAATCCGCCTGCGTTGAAGGTGAGGCTCTCGCCCGGGAGAGCCGATCCTTGAGCGAAAGGAGAGTAAGTGCGTAAGTGTACAGACTGCGGAACTGAACTCGAGGTCGGTGTCAACTGGTCACCGTCCCGTGCACGTAACCGGACCTATCGGTGCAACAAGTGTCACAAGGATAAGTACGGTGCACCACGCTCGTATTACCACGCGTACGACATGACGTATAAAAGAACGCATCCTGGCTACCAGAGCAATCACCATAAGGTCCGTGTACTCAGAGGAGTTGCACGCGAGTACTTGTGCGCAGGTTGCTGCGGAGGGCAAGCGGCTGAGTGGGCTCACGTCCACGACACTGACCCTGCCGATGCAAAGAACTACGTACCGCTATGCAAGCGGTGCCACACAGACTACGACAGATGAGGAGGTGAAGAAATGAGTGCAGTAGTAATGGTCATACACAACGACGATGGAACGTCGACAGTCACGACGCGCAGCTGCATGGTGTGTCAGAAGCAGGGCGAGTTGACGGTGAAGACAGCCGAGCTCGAGGCTTGGGCTGATGGCAACGGGCCGTTCATTCAGGACGCGATGCCGAGCCTGAGCGCCGGCGAGCGTGAGTTGCTGATGACTGGTACGCACGACGCGTGCTGGGACGAGATGTTCGCCGACGAGGAGGACGAGCCGGAGGACGATCGAGCTGGTACCGAGTTCGGAGAGTACATGGACGAGCGGCCCAGCGACGAAGACGTAGAGTACTACGCCAAGAAGGACCAGGAGCGCTTCGAGGAGAGCGAATCGGGATACGGTCCGGGCGAAGCCTACCAGGGGATGGTCGACGAGCTCGACTATCCGTGGAACCAAGAAGAGGAGAAGTAATGTCGAAGTACGTCAAGAGCATCGACCTCCGCGACGACTCGGAACGTGAAGACGATCCGATAGACGCGATGTCACCGAACCAGATCGCCGATGCACTGCTGCAGATCGATCCTGACGACCTGTTCGATGTACAAGCCGCAATCGACAAGCACATGAGGGGCTGACGTTCCAGTGCGGAAGGGGCTCTCGATGAGAACCCCGACCGGAAAGGAGCGTCTATGATTCCGATTTGGGATGACGAGAAATGCGAATGTCACGGTGAGCCGGTAGTGCTGAGCCTACCACCGAATGGTTGGCCTCGATGCCAAGTAACTGGGCACCGAGTCGCAATCGGCGAAGTCCAGCCTAGGCAGACGCGGTACAATCCGGGGATGTGGCTGTTTGAGCACGTCACAAGGCGGAGAGCAAGACAGGAAGGAAGAAACAATGGCACAGTCAAGTGACTTGCGTCCTATGAAGGGCGCGCATCTGGTGATGAACGAGGAGGTTCTCCTGTTCATTCGCGAGTCGATCGGCGACATTCTCGACAACTACACCGACGCTGCGCACGACGAGAGTCCCGCAGACGTGATTGAGTGCATCGAAGCCCTACCTGACCGCTGGACTAAGGTCAAGGACGACTTCGGCACGAAGGTGTACAAGTACATGACCTACGCGGTCAACGGCCACGAAGACGGCGAGCTCCGCGTCACCGTCGTTCTCAAGAAGGACAACACGCTCAGCCTGGACATTCGAGTTTGGAGCGAATACTAATGGATCGTGCGAAGTACCTGAAGCGCCACAGCAAGTACAACACGAGCGCCAAAGGCCAAGCGCGCAACCGGAAGTACGAAGCAGCGCACCCTGAGCGCGCCGTGCGCTGGGAACCAGCGCGCGACATACTGCACAGAGGAGGTGAAATGAATGAAGAAGGTAGGCAGGAAGTACCTAGCAGTTGATCCAACACTTGGTTCGACGCACCTCGGTCTCAACCTCGCTAGGATCACGGCGCCGAGGATCGAAGTTGAGCTCGTCGAGATCAGACGCAATCCACTACGTCCGACTCGACGATACCTAGTTAGGACAGAAGATGGCAAAGAGTTCGCCACCGGCGTCCTCGAGATGGTTCGATAGCGGCATCGCCTGGAGATTCGCAGTAGCACTCCTAGGCGCTCTCGTCGCCGTACCACTCATCGCAACAGGCGTCGGCGTCCCACTGCTGCTACTAGCATGCAGACCGCTTAAGGACTACCTTGCCAAAGAGGCAAAGGAGAGAAGGGAACAATGTACACCGAAGAGGAAATGACCCTCGAGGCCATCCGTGGCGACATGGCCGACGATATGGCCAAGCACATCGAAGACCTGCCGGACGATGACAAGTGGCTTACTGTCAGTGAGCTGGTAGGCGACAGCTGGACGCCGCGTCAGGTCGAGCTGTTCGCTGGCCAGTCCGCAGGCTGGGCTAATGGCAACCAGCGGCTGCAGGTTCACATCAGGCAGTACCACGGCCTATCACTTCGCAGGCAGAAGACGCCAGGCGAGCTCGTCGACACCGTCCTCAACAGCGAGCTCGGCCGACGTCGGTCGGCGAACTGGGACGAGAAGCGACGCATCGAGGAGAGGCGTGCCAACGAGGCCCTGAGAGCGGACGACGTCTAGTAGCGTTCCCTAGTGGCACAATGTGGCAAAAAAGATTCCAAAGAAATCCCAGTTTGCCCTCTAGCTTTCCCAGCGTGTGCCGCTATATAATAGAGGTAGAAGCAAAAAGCTAGGCCACCTAGAAGGAGGAAAAATGGCCAGGAGCACCGCGACCGAGACCGAGACCCCAGACGAGGCTGGGGCGGCGGCCGACACGGTCGAGACCAACGGCGGAGCAGTCGGAACGAGGTTCCCACTGCCTGACGGCAAGGTGACGCCGATCCAGCTCAAGAACGAGCTGGTCAAGCGCGGCCTCGCGCCGAAGGACATCAAGCCGCAGCAGTTCTACACGTTCGTGAAGAACCCCGGCAAGACCGATCCGTTCCCCGTCAAGCACTACGACGAGGACGGCATCGAGTACGACGAGCCGCAGATCAACGACGGCGAGACCAGGGCGTGGACGCGTCCGGGACTGGACCTCGAGGAGGGCGTCGCGTGGTACCAGCGGCGCGCTCAGCGGACCGGAACGAGCGGCAAGCCCGGAGGCACCTCCGGCAAGCCGAGGGGCGAAGCCGCGCAGGCGACGATGGACGCCGACGACGAGGCTGAGGCCGCGGGCGACCCGTGGGGCAGCCAGGACGACACGTTCGTCGAGGCCGAGTAGCCTCAGTTCCGCCTACAACTAAATAGATCCGGTGCAGAGCGGGGGAGGGCCAAACCTCCCCCGTTCACTAGGTAGGGGACATTCAGTCCTCTACACTACAGGAAGGGACATTTATGTCCAAGTTCCGCATTGTGGCGATCGGTGCCTCCGCAGCCGTTCTCCTGACCCTAGGTCTCACGACCTCGGCGATGGCGTCGGTGACAGGAGGAGAGCCGAATCCGTCACCCAGCGACAGCTCGACGTGCTCGCCGGACACCAGCCCGAGCTGGAGCCCGACAGGAGGCACTGTCAGCCCGGAGTTCGGCTTCAATCCGTGCCCGACTCCGACACAGCCAGTCGCACCCAAGTGCCCGCTGGTTCTGTTCCCAGTGCCGCAGCCTGCTCCAGCAGGTGCTGACCTCAGCGCTTGCCGCGTCAGGCAGCAGGAGCTCGACATCGACGTCAACTCCGTCAACCCGCTGGGTACCGTCCTCGGCACAGGTCCCATCCGATTCCACTTCGGCACGGACACCACGCTCAGCCCGACGCGAGACCGGCTCAGTGATGCCTTCGGCGACAGCGTCGTGATCCACCACGCTGCTCTCAGCGGCGCCACCGTGGACTTCGACACCTGCACCATCCTTCTCACCCAGCAAGACCTGCCGTGGTGGATTCGTGGTGGAGGTACAGGCATCTACAGGAACGCCATCGCTGCAGGCCTGTACGACCTACAGGGCCTGTTCTCGTTCCCGACTCGCAACTTCAAGTGCACGCTCCCGTCAACCCTGACCGCCTGGCAAGCGGCGTGGGATCTCAACCACAACGGTATCGGTCTGCCTCAGCCGCTCATGTTCGACATCGCGGTCCAGGCCGAGGGCTGGGCAACCACTCAGCCGGTCGTCAAGCACTTCGAGTTCCCGACGGCCTAGTCGATAGGCCCGTACCGACCCGCAGGTACGGTAGTACTAAGTAGTTCAGTACCTACCCGCAGGTACGGGCGGAAGAGCCTCAGAACTCTTCCGTCCACTAAGCACGTACAACTAAATAGGCCCCTCGCCTCGTAGGCAATTGCCCGGAAGCTTTCGGTGGATGGCTGTTTACGTAGACGGCATCGGCAGCTTGAGACCAGGGTTGGCGCCCTTGTTCCGCGCAACTACGAGGCGAGGTCAAACGAGGGGCTCCTGCCTACTCGTCACCGCCTTAGGCAGGAGCCCCTCATCCAGAAGACAGGGGAGTATTACATGGTCGATCTAACGGCCGAGGAAAAGAGTCTACTATGTGACGTGCTTGACATCGAGATCGAGGCATTCGACGATGTGATGCAGGACCCAGCAGCAGACCTTCCAGAGAGTTGGGATGAACTACTAGAGGCAACAGGTAGCTACGGAGAGATACTGCAGAAGCTCCGTGGCATCAGAAAGAAGGTGACCGACAATGAATGAGGAAGCACCTCCGAGGCTATTCGAACATTGCCTGTCAGTGTTCGCGGCTATGAAGAGGCAAGCGGCGCCTACGACAATCGAGGGGCAGCACGCACTCGTGTACGAAGGCTTCCTGACACGACTCTTCAGCGAGCTTCAACTCGCTACGCCATACTACACCTCAGTCATGCAGCGCCTACGCAAGATGGGCTGCGTGCGCCAGCTGTCGCGCGGCGGCGGCAACTCGCCATCGCGGTGGGAGCTCATCAAGGACCCAGAGTGGGATGTGTTCGCGGAGGCCGAGCAGCGTCGGCTTCAGAGCTCGACCAAGCTGGGCCAGCTACAAGGCCAAGTCGAAGCTCTCAACAGGCGCGTCGGCGACCTAGAGGCGACCCTCGATCGAATGCTGGAGGCATCATAGCGTGACGGATACGACATTCGAGGAGGCGAAGAGGTGTCCAGGCTGTCAAGAACCGGGTAAGGAGCAAGGCTCACGGCGTCCACAGGGTACGCCACGAGGAACCAAGGTTCACGTCTTTGTCTGTGAGAACGTGCGCTGCCCAAGGGAAGGCGAAACTTGGCTAGTGCAGACGAACCCTGACGGCTCGATTCCTCAGCCCGGACAGAGAGGTCCGAAGGCGTTCGAGCGGCCTGACGAGTCATCGACTCTGATGATCGCAGCGCGTGAAGAACTGGCACTCCTCGAGTACATGTCTACACACCCAGGAGTCTCTGAGGCACAAGCACGTCGTGCCCTAGGTGGCTACGAACGTTTCTGAGACACGTCTCAACTTCTGACGAGAAGACTGCGCAATGGGTATTGACGAAGTTATACGACAGATGCAAGCGGATGAAGAAGCTGACGCGAAGTACATCACACCAGTCAATTACGGCAAGCTACGGGGCATTAAGCCTCAGTTGATCTACTATTACATCCGAGCTGAACACATTACCTACACACGCTGCGACTGCGGCCGAAGGGTTATAGAAAAGGAGGAAGCAGATGACTACCTACGTTCAGTCGGCAAGCTTGCACCCAACCGCGAGGGACTTGCTGAACCTCCTGGTGGGGATGCAGTTTGAGGACTCGGCAGCTCTCGATCGTCACATCGGGTACTTCGACCCTGACTATGGCGAATACACGCTCTGGGAAGGCAAGCTGGAGATCGAAGATGGTCAGATCAACCTCAGCTGGATGCCTTCCGACGTCATTAAGGCGGAGTTCGATAAGGCTCGGAGGTTGGCTGAAGCCAACGCTCCTGTGGACCCTCGCACGGTCGATCACCGGCGCGAGGTGGAAGAGGCTAGGTCGAAAGGCCTACTGCCTTGAAACTGACGCGAGAGGAGGTGAAGAATATGTTCATGTACGATCCGTTCAATCCGAACGGAGCCTCCGGTTCCTTCCTGGTACTGGAGACGCTGACTCCTCCGCGCAACTTGGTGCAGCGTGTGTTCCAGGCATTTCCGACACTCGAGGAGGTGAGGTAGTGCGATGCGGATACTGGAGCTGACTGGTCGGAATCAGTCGCGAAGGCTCTAAGTCCTACGACAACGGCTCGACTGAACATCAGTTCACTGCCACGCAGGAGCAAGACACGTTCATGGGGCGCTCCTGCGTGGTGGTGAGAGGAGGTTCGATGAGGGACGACCTTCACAGCATACTAGCACGATCGGCACGCACGTGGCGCCGAAGGAAGAGGACAGTAATAGGTAAGGAATGGACACCTCCAGGTCTTCAGGACGTAACTGCAGGCGTCTGGTGCGGTCGGTGTCACATACGGCACCCGTACAACGGCAAGAGCAAGCTCGGTCTCGACTACGAACTCAGGGATGGGAAGTACGTCCTGTTGTGGCTTTGCCCCAGTAGCGGCGACGTAGTAGGCGAGCGTCACAGTAAGGAGAAGGATGAACGCAAGTAGGAACGTTTCGTGGGACAAGCTCTACCACTTCCAGCAGGCAGGCGTAGCGCAGCTCTGCCCGCTCGGTGAAGACCCTATGGAGTCAGGGCTCATAGCCGACGACATGGGCTTGGGTAAGACGTTCGAAGGCATTGCTAGGGACGTAGAACTGCGCCGAGACCGCTACGCCTACAAGCGGCCCACTCTTATCGTCGCTCCGTCGGGTACGCACTACAACACCTGGGTCAAGGAGATCCGGCGATACGTAGGCGACTCGATACCCATCTGGGTCATCAATCGCAAGAAGCGGCAGGAGCTCGAGCGTGCACTCGCAGCTGCAATAACGGGCAGGAAGCCTTTCCCCTGCTACGTCATCGTGCACTACGAGGCGCTGCGGCTGATGGGAGAGCTGAAGGACATCGAGTGGTTCCACATCATCGCTGACGAGTGCCACCGAATCAAGAACCGCTCTGCCCAACAGACAAGAGCCCTGAAAGCGCTGACGACCAAGTACAAGACCGGACTCAGTGGGACCCCTGCGGACGACAAGCCACAGGACCTCTGGAGTGTACTCAACTGGCTCTGGCCGCAACTGTTCAGGTCGTACTGGAGGTTTGTCAAGGAGTGTTGCGTGTTCGAGGACGAGCAGGAGCAGCGCATGAAGTACGGCAAGAGCTTCAAGAAGATCGTAGGCGTGAACCCTGAAGGTGCACAGAAGATGCTCGCAACCATTCGGCCTTGGTACGTGCGACGTAAGAAGTCTGAAGTCGGTATCGAGCTACCGGAGAAGTACTACACCGAGCGCTTCGTCGAGCTGCCTCCTGGTCAGCGCAAGGCTTACGATCAGATGCGCAAGGACATGATCGCATGGGTCGGAGAGAACAAGGACAAGCCGCTCGCTGCAGGTGCAGTCGTCGCACAGCTAGTCCGACTCCAACAGTTCGCTCTAGCGTCTGTGGACTTCGAGGATGTACAACCGGGGTTCCTGTTCCACGGCGAGGAGCCTACGCGCAGAGGCACCAAAGTCGTTCTGACCGATCCGTCGGTCAAGCTCGACGACCTGGAAGAGATCATCGACGGTAACCCTGACGAGCAGCTGGTAGTCTTCAGCCAGTCGAGGAGCATGACGAACCTTGCTGTACGGCGTCTTGAGGCTAGAGACATTGTCGCTCGGCCATACACTGGTAGTGTCACTCAGCACGACCGAGACCTCTACGAGGCGAAGTTCCAAGCAGGTGACATTCAGGTTCTCTGCGGGACCATTGCGGCTGGAGGGGAAGGCATCACGCTTCATCGGGCCTCTACTGTCGTATTCTTCGATCGTGCTTGGAATCCAACTAGGAACAGGCAAGCGGAGGATAGACTACACCGTATCGGCCAAAAGAACCCGGTTCAGGTCATAGACATCATCGCTCGAGACACCGTCGACCTCGGACGAAAGCAGCGCATAGCTAACAAGTGGTCAGCCCTGGAGTGGATCCTAGGCGACAAAGTTCCACCCGAAGCCAAGCAGGCGTACGACCTCGAGACCAACGAGGGATGGAACGAGGCCGTCATACAAGACGCCGTTAATACGGCAAGGAGGATATTCGGTGCTTAGCAAGAGCTTCGTCAACGTCGAAGAGCGCCTCACGCCGATGATTCTCGCAGCGCTCAAGTCGCAGAGCTTCGGCGTCGAGATCATGACCTGGCAGTACGTCTTCGTTCCTCAGGTTCCAACTGAGGCTGGACCGCAACCAGCTTTCGGTGCCTTCTACCAGTGCCGCGGCCGACTCATCGGGACCAACAACTACCTCGGTCAGATCACAGTCTTCACCGATCCCTTCATCACGCAGGAAGGCGTCAACGAGGCCATCGGCGAAGGCTGTTCGCAGCTTCGCGCGCTCCTACTGCAGCAGGGAATCGCAGGAGACGGAAAGGTACAACCATGAACGAGAAGTCGGAAGACCAGAAGCACAGGCGCCGTAAGTGGTTCGTGAGTCAGGAGATAAAGGAGGCGATCAGGGAGGCAGAGCCAGCAGTCGACTGGCTGCGTAGGCATCCGCCAGGCGCACGACTGCCCGACGAGCTGGAGCCTGGATACGAGCCGGACGAGTACGTACCGGAGAGCAAGGGGGTCGATGAGGAATGAATCATATGTACGTCACACCGACGCTGGACGATAAGGTGATCGTCAAGGATGCTGCGTACAAGTCCAGGGAGTTCGGACCTTACATCGTTCACTACCACGCTGCCGACGCAGCTTGCGGTAGCGCGCGGCACCGCTTCTTCGTCGACGGGGAGGAAAGGTAATGGCTAGGGTTGTCCTTCTGCAGTTCCTAGACAACGATGCAGCCGAGCACTTCATCGAGAGTGTCCTAGCTGCACAGGACGAGAACACACCGACAGAACAGCTCTCGTCGGAGATCATAGCTACAGGCGCGATTGCAGCAGCCTGCGCGACTGTCGAAGCCCTCATCGCTAGGCCTACGGTTTGGTGCAGGTGCAAGATCGTGGGCAAGTCGCAAGGTGCACGCAGAGGCAAGTTCTCTGCACTCACAGAGCAATGGTACAGAACCGAGCGCTACGGCTGGTTCGTTCACGCTCGATGCCAGCGACCCAACGTCTTCAACGTGAAGCGCTTCATTAACAACATCCTCATAGGTGTCAGCTGCAACAACCTGCTCGACGAGCTGAAGGAGAAGATCAATGCCGACGTGGGGGAAGCAGAAGGAGAACACGATCAGGTGGCGGAGCAAGCCGAACAGTCGCCGCAAGGTACGTCTGATAGTGAGGAATCACGACAGCTTCTACCTGGCATGGAAGCGACTGCAGATACGCTTGATGTACCCATCTTGGCTCCGATCCCTGATGAACTCAGATGGTAGGAGGTCGACATGAAGTGGCTAGTCATCGAAGTGGTCGGAGTAACTGCTATAGCATGTTACTACGGCATAGGAGTCATCTACAACTACCGACGGAAGCGAGCAGGTGCCAGACGTGACAGCTACCCCAGCTGAGCTGGCTATCGCCTACGGCCAGGGCGCGCGGGACGCGATCATAATGCTGGCGTTGCTACCAGACTCCGATCGCCATGATATCATGCACGCAATCCGTAGGAAGCATGACGAAGACCGTTTCGTCCTCTGCGATGCAGGAAAGCATCATATTCCACGTACGAAGCGTAAGCTGCCATGCCGCTGGTGCGAGCACATTTCAAGTAAAACACCGTAAAGGGAGGAGATGAATGCCGATACGACAGTGCATAATGTGCCTACGACCTAGACCTACTAGAGAGTTCTGGAAGGATTCGTACGGTGAGTTCTTTCATGAGTACTGCAAGCGGTGTCGTCAAGTCGACTATCGTTACAGAACCCTTGCAGGAAAGAACTATGTAGAATTCGTAAATCGTAGAGTCGTATGGGGTCGCGACGAAGGACATTGTCGCGTCAAGCTAGTATGTGACGGTGACTTCGTTCCATACCACGAAATGGTACTTGAGCATAGAATCCCTCTTAGCATGGGAGGAGAACATAGCTACGCTAACGTACAAACGTCTCGCTTCCGCTGCAACTGCAGTAAGGGTAACCGTGTATAATTTTATAACACACTGTGCTATTGAGTTCCTTAGTGGATCCATGATATAATAGTTTTATCAGCCTAAAGGAGTTCCCAGTGCAAGCGATGGATGAACTTGTACACGAAATTCATACATCTGAAATCCGCTCGTTCAGAGGCTGCCGGCGTCGCTGGCGCTGGTCCTTCGGGCTAGACCTACAGCCTACCTATACTGCAGTACCGCTCGAGTTCGGCGTAGCCTTCCATAAGGGTATGGAGGCGATGTACAATCCCGAGACGTGGGGTGCTCCGCGCCAACTCATCGCTCAGTTCGCAGAGGCAGCGTTCTTCGACGAGGCACAGCGACAGAAGAAGGCGTTCTACGCACTGCAGGACAGGGGCCTGGGCGACGACGAGGAGCGAGACTACGACGAGCAGGTAGCTCTCGGTCGGGGAATGATTCACTGGTACGTAATGAATCATCTCCCGGTCGCGGAGTTCACCCCCATCTACGTCGAGGTGAAGTTCCAAGTACCGATCGTCAACCCATGGACAGGCGAGCAACTCTACTGCAAGTGCGAGAAGTGCCAAGCCAAGTACGCTATGCACCTAGGCATTACGCTTGAGCAGTTCAAACACGATGGTCATTCGTACTGGCCTGGGCTACCGGTCGTCTACGAAGGCCGCATTGACACCATCGCTCGTGACAGGTTCGGTGACTACTGGATCGTAGACTGGAAGACAACGATCCGAATGATGAACGAGGACTCAGATGTCATCCTCGAACTCGACGATCAAGTCTCCGGCTACGTCTGGGCACTCAGGCGGCAACTCGGACTCAACATCCGCGGCTTCAGGTACATTGAACTAAAGAAGGGCTACCCCAAGCCTCCGATGCAGAACAAGGTCGTACGCCTCGGAAGATCGTTCAGCATCAACGCGAACCAAGACACCGACGCAGAGACCTTTGCACGAACCGTGAAGACACGTGACACGGCCGCGTACGAGGCGGGCCTCTACGACGACTTCATCAACTGGCTCACAACTGACGGGCCTCGTTTCCTCAACGATCACAAGGTCTACAAGCGCCCAATCCAACTCGACAATTTCGGCGTTCATCTCTACCAAACAGCGCTCGAGATGATCAATCCTGACCTCGCGCTGTATCCGTCGCCTGGACGCTTCTCCTGTGGATTCTGTGGCTATCGGGAACCGTGCTTGGACATGGAGCAGGGTGGCGACTACGAATACGCACTTAACACGATGTACGAAGTCAAACCGAGGTACTACGCACTACGCGAAGCAACCACCGATCACAAAGGAATAGGTTAATGGGCGACGACTACGGCCGTGCAAGCGACGAAGCAGCTGCTGCAGGTCTCACTGGGAGCGAAGGGGAAGGCGAGGAGGACGACTTCGAGTTCGATAAAACGGTACATGTCGAGACAGACTATGTGCCGCCAGACGTGGAGGCTGGCGAACCTGAGATAGTTGAGCACCCGCAGGTAGCCCTGAACAGGGACCTGCACGAGAAGCTGGAGAGCGAACCCGCTCTTCCAGCTCCGACGCGAAGGGTGTTCGCAGGCATTCCAATCGCGCCTGTAGTACAGATCAAGCCGTACGTCAACACAATGATCTACGGTCTACCTGGATCAGGCAAGACGCACCTGGCAGGTACAGGTGCAGCCTCAAGGCACCTAGCACCGTTGCTCTACATCAACGCGGAGGCAGGAGCCTCGACGCTGACCAAGTTGCTCGCCGAGGAGAACATCCAGATCATTCCTGACCCCGAGGCGCAAGGCTCCATTACCTGGGAGCAGTTCGAGGCCGTCTACGACGAGCTCGATCGCCAGTGCTACAACTCCAGCGACCTGCCCGACTTCCGGACGGCCGTAATCGACACCGGAACCGAGCTACAGAAGATCAACATGGACTGGGTCATGAGGCGTACCCTCTCAGCCCATCCTGATCGCGACCCAGACGTTCCCGGTCTGCACGACTGGGGCGCGTCAACCAACCGTATGAGGAAGTACCTGAGGCTCTTCCGCGACCTCCCCATGAACTTCATCTTCCTCTGTCACGAGACTACCGAGCGGGACAATCAGGGCGTTATGTGGAAGCGTCCTGACCTGCCCGGTAAACTGGCCAATCAGGTGGCGGGCCTGTTTGACCAGGTCATGTATCTCTACACCAAGCAAGGAGACCCAGGCGACGAAACAAGACCAACCGAAATCCGAAGGATGCTGCTGACGGGCGCGCTAGAGGGATACGTGACGAAGGACCGCTCAGGCAACCTTCCTCTCGTCGTGCAGAGTCCAAACATGAACGACATCTTCGAACTCATTCACAAGTAGCAAAGGTACAAGGTACAAGTCATGGCAATCAAAGTCAATACCGTATCAGAGCGGGAAGCCTCCTCCGGCGACGGATCTGGCTATCTTCCCTCAGGGTCGTATCACGTCGTCATTACCGAGGTCGAGGCAGCGGATTCACAGTCCGAAGCCAACCCCGGCAAGCCACTCCTCAAGTTCACCGCCGCCGTACAGGACGGCCAGTACGCCGACCGAGAGATGAAGTGGACCGCGTGCTGCTGGTCGGGCGCGCTCTACACGATCATCAATCTGCTCAAGGCGCTCGGCCTCTACGAGGAGTCGTTCAAGGGCGGCGAACTCAACATCCCGGACGCGCCCGAGATGTACATCGGACGTCACGTCATGGCCCGCCGAGGCGTGAACAAGAAGGCCAAGGCGGAGAACCCCGAGGACGATCCAATGTCCTGGATCGAAGTCCGAGGCTTCGCACCTTACCGCGAGGGCCAGCAATCAGGCACTCCTGCGGCAGGTCCCAAGAAGACCTCGAGCATCCTTCCGTAACCGAGCCGGGTGGGGTCGACGTGCCGGTAAAGGCAGTCATTACTCCGTTTTCCAGCAGACGGGCGCGTGGACGGGACTGCTACCTCACCCCCTAATCAGTTAGCGGGAGTCTTATAGCATGGCAGGATTGGCTGACTTCTTCGCAACAGCATACGGAGAAACAACTGGATACATGTGCGTAGCCTTTCGCAGACCTGAGGGCAAGTTCGACGAGCAGTTCTTCCCGTATCCTGACGACGTCGAGAGAGCTGTCAGCCTGGTACGATCCCGGTCGCTTACGGAGAACGCATACTTCTGCCCTCAACTACTAAGGGAAAGGAGGCGAGTCAAGACAAATGTGGGCCAGGTGGGCAGTATTTGGGCTGACCTTGACGAGTGTCATCCTCGCCATCTACTGGTGCAGCCCTCGATCGCGTATGAGACAAGTCCTGGACGCTACCAAGCGCTCTGGACTCTGGATGAACCAACAGATCCAGAAGATGCTGAGGACATATCACGTCGGATCGCTTATTACCATTCCGGTGACGGCAGTGATCGAAGTGGATGGGACCTCACACAGCTACTCCGGATTCCTGGTACTCGAAACTACAAGTACGGGCAAGGAGCGGAGGCGCCTAAAGTTCGAGTCCTGGACTGGAACGATGACGTACAGCCCCTTGAGGTATTCCGTGATCGCTACGATCAAGTTGCAGGATACGAATACCTAGACATACCGTTCCCCGACTTCATACCGGAAAAGGGTGAAGAGATCCTTGAGCGAAACAGATACCGCATCAACGGAGCCGCATTCACGCTTTTCCACAGGGAGCCAGAGACAGACAGAAGCTCGGCACTCTTCAGGTTGGAAATGTACTGTCTGGAAGCTGGACTTCAGCTATCGGAAGTATTTCAAGTGTGTCGGGACGCGGCTTGCAACAAGTTCGCAGACAACCATATACGACTTTGGAAGGACGTATGTCGAGCTCAGTCTCGTCACAAGGACCAGGCTCGTCAAGCAACACTTCCACCTGGAACTGAGCTGGCGCTCGTCACATCGGCCGAGCGAGCCCTGATCAACTCAGAGCCCTCGTTCATAGAGAGGTACGTAGAGTGGGCGAAAACAGTAGGCGACGCCGCGATTCAGTATCACGAAGCTGGCGCGTTTACTGCATTGTCCAGTCTCCTTGCTGGTTCTGTCAAGCTACTCACCCGATATGGGTCTATACAGCCGAACCTCTGGTTCATGATTCTAGCGGATACGACCTTGACGAGGAAGTCGACAGCGATGGATCTAGCGATGGATCTAGTGCTGGAGATTGACGAGGACCTTCTGCTAGCGACAGACGGGTCGGTAGAAGGCTTCATGCAGGCACTGGCGACGAGACCAGGAAGAGTGAGTCTATTCCTTCGCGACGAGTTCACGGGCTTCATGGACCAAATGAACAGAAAGGACTACATGTCAGGAATGAAAGAGTTCCTGACGAAGCTGTACGACGGAAGAACACAGAAGCGGCTGCTGCGGAAGGAAGAGATCGTCATTCGTGATCCACGCCTAGTTCTCTTCGCAGGCGGTATCAAGACGAAGATGCAGCGACTAGTCGACACGGAAGACATCGAATCAGGCTTCATGCCTAGGTTCGTCTTCATCACAGCAGAGAGCGACCCATCTAAGGTCCGCCCGCTTGGTCCGCCAGAGGAGACGAACCTAGAAGGTAGAGACCGTATACTGGCAGAGATGAGGCAGATCGCTCAGGCTCACGAGCACACCGAGGCAGTCACGTTCAAAGGCAAAGTCGTCGGCGTACAAGCTGCACCAGTCGAAGTCAAAATGACGGAGAGAGCGTGGGCTCGTTATAACGAGGTGGAGCAGACTCTGACGCAACTAGGAGTCGATAGCGGAGAAGAGTTGCGCGTAACGATGGTGCCTATGTACGTCCGTCTTGCTACCTCAATACTCAAGGCCGCGATGCTGCTTGCTGCGTCGAGGTGTCTCGAAGGCCCTGTGGTTGTTGAGGAGATAGACATCGTGCGGGCCGCAGCCTATGGCGACGTATGGCGACGTTATGCTCAGGATATAATCGTCAACGTTGGCAAGGGTCCACTCGAGCACAAGATCGAAATCATCCTGCACGCCATCCAAAGGAAGAGGAGCTTCCCTCGTTCGAAACTCATGCAGACTTACCACCTCACGGCGAGGGAGATGGACGACATCGAAAAGACGTTGATCGCCCGTGGCCTGATCGCCAAGGGTGGCGAAGGAAGAGCAGTTACATACAACAGTCTCTTGGAGAAGGAGGAGTCATGACCGAGGCTTCGCGAGGAGTCGCAATCGTTAGCGGTGGACTCGACAGTGTCACGATGCTGCACTATCTGGCTCGCCGTGGTTACAAGCCGCACGTGGTGTCGTTCGAGTACGGACAACGCCACGTCAAGGAGCTCGACTTCGCAGGTGCAGCTGCCGACAGGTTCGATTTCCAGTGGACGCTCATACGGCTCGTCGACTACGGAGACGCCATTCGCGAGTCGAACTCATCGCTCGTCAACGTGAACGTCGCTGTACCCGAAGGCCACTACGCCGCGAATACGATGAAGGCGACAGTCGTTCCGAACCGCAACATGATCATGGCGTCGCTCGCCACTGGCATCTGCATCGCCGAGGGTGGTCACTACGTCGCAGCGGCGCCTCACAACGGCGACGCGGCTATCTACCCCGACTGTCGTCCGGCCTTCTGGAACATACTGGGTGACACCGTCCGCGTCGCGAACCGAGGCTTCATCGCCGACGATTGGCACTTCGAACTTCCCTTCATCGAGGTGACCAAGACGGTCATCGCCCAAATAGCAGCAGAGCTCAAAGTTCCTGTGCATCTCACCTGGTCTTGCTACCAAGGCCGAGACATCCACTGCGGACGGTGCGGCACATGCTGCGAAAGGCTCGAAGCTCTACACGACGCAAAGGTCGATGACAAAACGGTATACGCGGATACGGAATTCTGGAGGACAGCATGCAATCGCTAAGCCCCGAATACCTCGCAGGCTTCTTCGACGGCGAAGGCTGTGTTAGTACCAACGGAAGGAGCTCAGGTGGCTACCTGACGACGACCATCGCTAATAGCCACCTGCCTGTACTAGAGTCTATACAGGAGCAATTCGGGGGCTCGATCTCACAAAGACCAAGCGGCTCCTACACACTGACTCTCTCAACTAGAAAGGCCAGAACATTTCTGGAGCATATCCTACCCTTCCTGATCATAAAGGAAGAAGTGGCACGCGTAGGAATAGAGCTACAGAGCCGACCTCCCGAGAACTCTATGTGCAACGAGCGCGTAGCTCTCCGACTCAGAATTCAGGAACTCAACAGGAGAACGAATCCGTCCAGAACGAGAGAGACGCACGACGCGAGATACGTTAGGGAGCAGGCCGATGTATAGCATCATGAAGGAGTTCAGCTTTTCCGCTGCTCACTACCTTCAGGGCCTACCGCCTACACATCCGTGCTCACAGCTACACGGACACAACTACCGCGTCAAGATCGAGATCGACACGACAGACGTCGACAAGATCGGCTTCGTACTCGACTACCGAAAGCTCGATGGTCTCAAGCAGGGCATCGACGAGATGCTCGATCACACGTGCCTGAACGACGTACTCGAGTTCAACCCGACGGCCGAGAACATCGCCAGGTGGCTCTGGGATCGCGTACACAGCTCCATCGATCACGAGCTCAGAGCCATTCACGAGAGCTACGGCTTGGTACTCCACATCTCGGAGACGGAGAAGACTTGGGCTAGTTATGACGGTGCAACATGAATACGTCCCTCAGACTCGTCGAGCATTATGTCAGCACTCAGGGCGAAGGTCCGCGTGTCGGTACCCTAACCCAGTTCGTACGCTTCGCTGGGTGCAATCTCAAGTGCGCCCTATGGCCTTGCGACTCCCAGTTCGCAATCGATCCGAAGCTGTACCGCGAGGAGCAGTACCCGCGACGCCCGTGGGAACTAGCAGCCGACATCGATAAGATGCGGAAGGAGACTGGCGCGGCTAACATCTGCTTCACAGGTGGCGAGCCTTTCCTCCAGCCGCACGTGGGGATCATTCATCTTCTCCGTACCATGTTCGAGTCGCATGCTGCCCCATGGACGACTGAGGCTTTCACCAACGGCACGTTCGAAGTGCCTGCCGAAGTCTTCCTGATGGGCATGCAGCTCGTTATGGACTGGAAGCTTCCCGGTTCGGGCGAGAAGACCTGGGTCGCTTCGCGATCACGCAACCTAACGCAGATGGCTACGTATGGAGGAGCTGTCAAGTTCACTATCGCCAACGAAGCAGACTTCGACGTCGCCATGGACGTCTGGAACGTAGTCGTTCAGGACTCAGACGTCCCTGTCTTCGTCGGTCCTGTCTGGGACATGATGACGCCTGAGGCAGTCGTCGATCTCATCAAGAAGCACAAGGTGCCTTGGCGACTCAACGTCCAAGTCCATAACTACGTCTACGGAGCACAAGTGAGGGGAACATGAGCGATAGAGGAGACCCAACCTGGTACGCCGACGAGGCCAAGAGGATTCTGACCAACGTAGCTGGAATGAATCCGAACAGCCCTCACTCCGATCGCACGCCAGAGCGCTTCCTGAAGATGCTGAAGGAGCTGACGACCCCTGTTCCCTTCGACTTCAGAACGTTCCCAGCTACGAGCAGGGACATGATCGTCGTCAAGCAGATCCCGATCATCAGCCTCTGTGCTCACCACGTCGTCCCATTCCGCGGGTACGCCCACGTAGGTTACATTCCACAGAACCTCATCGTAGGCCTATCGAAGATACCTAGGCTGGCGCAGAATTGCGCTCGGAAACTGTGCGTGCAGGAGGAGCTCACGACGGAGATCGCAGACGAGCTGGAGAAGCAGCTCGAGACGGACGATGTAGCTGTAGTCATGGAGTGTGAGCACCTCTGCATGACCATTCGCGGAGTTCAGGCTCCAGGCACAACTACCTACACAGCAGTTATGCGCGGCGTGTTCAATATACACGAGCGTACAGCTAAAGCCGAGTTCTTTCAGGCGGTGCGAAACAGTGGCATCTGAGCTCGACTACGCCTACCTGGCAGGTCTCGTAGACGGTGAAGGCTCCATAGGCTGCTGGCATTCTCGCGACGAGTACTATACAGTTGGCATGTCTGTAGCTATGACGCACAGACCTACGGTAGAGTGGCTACAACAAACGTTCGGTGGCTACTTCCATGCGGAGAGGGTGAAGGCAGGATACAAAGCCAGCTTCCGCTGGAAGCCAAGTGCAGATCAAATGCGCGACATTCTACCTAGGATAGTCGTTCATATGAAGACGAAGAAGGAGCAAGCCGAAATAGCCATAGCGCTTCTAGGCCTTAGGAGGCGCCACTCGATGATAGGAGAATCCACTTTCAACACAGGGAAGGCGCAAGCGGAACTACGAAACAGACTAGCAGTCCTGAACAAGAGAGGCACGTGAAATGTCAGAAGGATCAATGAAGGAAGTCGTCCAGGAAGCCCTAGCAGATGCCGATGAGGCGTTCATCCACGGAAGCGTAGCACGCATGGAGCTAGGCGAAGACAAGTACGGACCGCTCAAGTTCCTCGAGATCGACACCGTCGAGGAGGCGATGAACGAAGCTCTGGACCTGGCTAACTATGCTAGGTTCATCTACATCAAGCTCTACCTGCTGCAGAGGGCAACGAACAGGCTCGCAGCCAAGGACCCTCGCACCGACACGCAAGGCTTCATCTCATTCAAGGAGATGTTCCAATCATGATCGACAAGTCACTTCTCGAAGGCCGACACCGTGCAGTCATCGATGCCTGTCGCTGGCTCGACAGTACGCATCTTCCGCTGCACCTACGAGTGGTAGCTGAGCTGTTCGAAGATACAGCTAGCAACCTACTTCACCTCGTCAAGACCGACGACCCCGAGCTGACGCGTGCCATCAACAGGCTCGTCGAGGCCAAGGACGCAGCAGTCCGAGCCAAGATCGCCGAAGGAGAAGTACCGTGAACATAGCATTCATCCCGCCGGCGAGCTTCCTACACATGATCGACGGCAAGCCACTGCACATGTGCATACCGGAGGGCTACAGGACCTCCACGCTGTACCGTGATTGGTACCAGACGATAGGCATGAAGCCTGGTACCACGCTCATGCTCGACAACGGCGCGTACGAAGGCGTGGGAGGTATGTCGATGAGCAACGAGGCACTCATCAATCTCACCCACGAGACAGACGCCGACATCGTCGTACTCCCGGACAAGCTGTGCGATCTCAACGTCACGCTAGACAGGTCGCGCGCCTTCCTACACACGTGGAGTCTGCACGAGGCCTCCGTCGAGCTCGACAGGATTCCGACGTTCCTCGGTGCGCTGCAAGGCGCAGACACGAAGCAGCTCAAGGACTGTCTCGCAGGGTACCAGGCGCTCGAGGACGAGTTCGAGATCGAGATCATGATTGGTCTGTCGCGCTGGATGACAGACGAGATCAACGTTCAGATCAGGTACAGGCTTGCGACGTTCATCACGGAGCATGCTCCTCACCGGATTCACCTGCTCGGCTACAACAAGATGTGGGCAGAGGAGATCGTCACCATCGCACAGGACATACCGCTAGTAGAAAGCATAGACACAGGAGCGCCCTGGGTCTATGCTATGGACGAGTGTCTTGTTGGCCAGGTCGGTATCCATCCCAAACGACCTCCGAACTACTTCACCTACGACTACCGCCACGTCTACGAGCCGACGGTTAGGCGTAACATGGAGACCATGGAGGCATGGGCTCGTGGAGAAGACTAGAAAGCATCCTGCAGCAGAATGCGAAAGGTGTGACCTGTATGATATCGGCCGCTTCGTACCGTCCGACGGACCACCGCAGACCTCGCTTGCCGTTGTCGGCGAGGCTCCAGGCGCAAACGAGGCACGCCTGGGACACCCTTTTGTGGGGGTCAGTGGTAAGCTCCTCGACAAAATCCTCGAGCACTACGGCATCGAGCGATCAGCCACCCTACTCACGAACGCGTGCCTCTGCAGACCACCAGACAACGCAACACCTTCCGCGAACGCGCTTCACTGCTGTAGGCCCCGTCTCGTACAGGAGCTACAAGAGCGAGGGGTGGGTAAGGTTGTGGCTCTGG